TATTATATTTATTCAAAAATGAATATAGATTTTCGAAAGTATATCCATTTGAATATAGCGGATTTAATGTATCTAATTTGCTTCGTTTAAGATAATCGACATAAACTTTGAGTAGTGTTGGATACCACCCACCCTTAAAATCTGTTATTGTTTTCCTATTCTTTGCATTAATTAATCTTCTTTGTACTAATTCACTAAATTCCAAAAATGATAACTTGCTAATATCTCCAACACCAAAATCGTTTCCAATAATCGGTTCAAAATAATCACTTCCAGCAACGATGTAGTATGCGCTTATTATGCTGCCATATCTCAACCCACTAGGTAGAAATAATTCATATGGGTTATTGGTATTAAGGGAATAATCAACATTTGGTTCTAATGCAATGCCATCAACAAGTAATTTAACCTCAATAGCATTTCTTAGCTTATAGTTTAGCCTATAAACATATTTGTTTGCTGAATTATTAAAATAAATTTTACCTGTATTGAAGCTATCAACTCTAGTTATTTCGCTTCTAGATGACACACTGCTTGCAGCACTTGTAGTTAAATACGCAACCTGTATTTTTGGCTGCGAAGCTAAAAATGCAATAACTTCTGGATTTTGAATAACAATCGCACTAGTATCATTAGGGTTAACAATATAGTCACCAATAAATTGATTAGTTCCTTTTATTAATGCAATCCCATTAATTGTAACCTGAACATCACCATTCGCAACAGAAGGCAATTGAATTCTCGTACCACTCATATCAGCACTAACTCTTGTTACCATATATTGAATAGTAACGCCACTAATTGGTTGTGTGCCACCGCTATAGATGTAGGTTGCTTGAATGACATCACGACTGCTGCTACTTAGGTTAGCATAGTTACCACCAGTTAATGTAAATGTATTCCCTGAAATGGTATAATCAGCATCAACTAAATTAACAGAATCTCCAGATTTAGGCGCATTTAATAAAATACCATTAAATCTTACTTCCAAATCACCACTTGAATTACCATATTGTGAAGGTAATTGGAATGTGGAATTTGCACCATAATTTAATGGAATTGATATGTTAATATATGAATACGGCAATGTATATCCGCTTGAATTAGCTGGATAATCTACTGTAGATAGGTAATTCCACACATCGTTCTCAATACCATTAACTGTATCTAAAGAAATATCAACTTCTTTAGTGTTAAGGACTAACATGCTGTCCTCTTGGTAGTACTGTGGTGTTGTGGGCCAAATCCTAGTTGTTGAACCAGTTTGAATCCAAGATTTTTTGTTGTCCCTAGTTAGGGTAAGATTAAAACCTGCTTTACGAAAAGCATTCATATACTGTTGTCCGCTATCCGTATTTCCAGAAACCTGAAAATAGAAATCTGTTGTTTCTAATGGTGCTTTAGGATAACCACTATTATCATATGGCAATGAATTGGATGGAAAATCTGCTGCTGTTAATTTCACTTGTCTAGGGTCAATTTTACCATCGACAGTATAAACATATTCAGTAATATTAATAAATGGTTCTGGGATACCAATTAATAAAAACATTGCTTTTATTGCAGCTCTAGTTCCTTTTGATTTCCAAAAGTAATTTGTATTAATTAAAATTCTTCTCCATAGCTCAATATTGATTTCTGCTGGCAATAAATCAGTATGCAAATTTCTTTCACTATCGTCAATATTTAAAAACTTGGTCATTAATTCAGGCTCATTTATTAATGAGAAATATTCCCATCCAAAAGTTCTAGCCATATTAGAAATTAATTGGTCTGGTACATTGTTTTTCTTATCATATGTCACAGTATTAATATATACCAAGGAATCAATAAATTCTCTCAATTGGTCAAATTCTGCACCATATAATCTTAAAAGCTTAGTCATTTTTCCTTCTTCGGTAAGGTCATATGTTTTTAATGAAGACGGAGTTAAAAATCTTGCAATTAAATCTGTTTTTATTGAGTCGTGTTTAGCACCAATGGTTAATATAACATCAAGAAATCTTGAATATGATGGAGTGTTAATGTCAATATTATATCCATCACTTGTATTCCACAATAATGATGTATCACCATATATAATATTTCCATCATCTAATAATGTTGGTTCTTTTATTTTAAATCTAAAACCATTAGTGCTATCACGTTCAGAAACTATAAATTTTTCATAATCTTTTAGCGTTTCCCTGAATTCTTCAAAAATAACATTATTTGGTCTAATGTGAAAATCGAATCTACCTGTTGAAGCACCGCCAGTAAAACTAAATGGATTGCCATTTGTTTTTACTGTAATAAATTGTGATGGAATTGGCTGTGATGCAGTATTTCCAGTATATCCAATAATGTTACACGAATTATTATCTGGTGCATATGCTGACCAGATATTATAATTACCAAATCCCAAATTTAGATTTTTTAGATTATTATAGTCTGTTGTTGTAACTCCACTATTGCCACGATTTGTTATTATTCCAAACGTATTGACAATATACTCAAATGGTATTTGAAATGTTGTAGTATCAGTAAAAATGTCGTAATTGTAGTTTAAGAATGTTGTATTGCCACCCCTAACAATTTGTGAGTTTATGAATATACTGCCCGGATAATTTAATATTATGTTTTGGGTTGTAACTCTTAAAAATTCATAGGCTGAACCAAATCTCACAAAAGTGTTTATATCCGACCTATCTAGATTAAGTATTGATTTGATACTTTTTTCGTGTAATATTGCTGATTGAGCATCAGTAACTCCAAGTGTCTCCAGTGTAACTGGACGGACAAAAGAACTTAATTCGTTATTGTAATCAATGATTTTCTTATTGTCGAAATTTGATGTTACATTGAACGAACCAAATGAAAATATTGTACCAGATGGAGAATTATTAAAATTCGTGCCATTTAGATTGCTATTTAAATCATTATTAACTACTCTTACCTTTGCCACAAAAACTATATTTAAACATAAATACATGTAAATAAAAAAATCCTAATGATTAACACTAGGATTTTAATAATATGTTGATTTATTACCTATTATCGTTAGCCAATATTTATAATATCGTTTAAATTTTGAGTGGTGTCGATAGAAGTTCTCTTTTCCCTAACTTCGTACAACGGAACATTTGTAACATCATCTTTAATTTCAAACAAATTGAATTGATACGTTATATTTCTTTCTTCATCATAATATGTAGAAATTCCGTTTTTAACATCTTTGGCTTGCTCACCAACCAAAATCGAAGCAATTGTGTCTAATGTATTCTTCACCATATTTACTTCAATAACTAATGGACTGAAATACGTATTATTTAACAATATTTTTTGTCCGGGATTACCAATAAATGGTAATGCATTTGGCTTAACATCAGATGAACTACTTGGAGTTAATTGCAAAAACATTACACTTCCAGAGTCATCAAATCTATATCTTACTGCTCGTTGGGTCGTATTTCCGATATTTTCACTAACTGGTGAAACTCTATTAGATGAAACAACATATCTCACAACATTTCTAAGTTTAGTGCCATCCGCATTAATATACTCAATTCTAAAGCCCTGTAGTGCGTTATTTGCTGTTAAATTATCCGGTAAGCTATTAATATCTAGCGTTATGCCCTTTACTGTTGGTAATGCAGATAAAACGCTACAATCAACTACTAACGCAGGTATTGTTTTAGGCTTAATATATATAGTATAAATTCCAAGCTGATTAAATATCGATGCGGGTAATCTCATATCATATAATCCTTCTAGCAAATTTTCAGTTCCCGGAATGTATGTTTCGATATCTTCCTGTGGAACATTGCAATATGACAATACCTCACTAGCAACTAGTGGATAAATTATGCTATTATTTGTTTCTCTGTTTGGCGTGTAATTATAGAATATGCTGATGTCATCGATACTTACATCGGCAGGTCTAACAACACCTATTGTTCCAATTCCCATATTTTTATGTATTATTTACTATTTTAAAAAAGTTTCCACCTGCATATGTCTCCAAATCAAGCAATGATTTAATGTATTCTAATCTGTAATTATTTTCAAATGCAGATATTTGTTGCCTGTCTATAAATACATCATCTTTGATTTCAGGATTGCTAACAATGTTTTCATTATTAAAATCCTTAAAATATGGAGCATTAATAAATTGTGGACTTGTTGACCCAATCGTATAAAATTCATATGATGTTGTAGAAACTCCATCAACTATAATATCATGATATTTAATTTCATTTATATAATAGGTGATATTTTGATTTGATGGTGATGTAGCATAGTCAACACCATTAAATCCATCGTATACTAAGTACATATTGATGAAGTTCTCTGTTATTGTATATTTCAGTAATTCGGATAATCTGCTTTCAGTTGTACCTGTTACAATTACGGGATTTGAACTTATCTGAGGAACATCATAATCCATATTAACATTAAAAAAACCCAGATTCTTAACTTCCGAAGTTAATACAATCTTAAAATTATAGACAGCATTAGTATCTGGAATTATTGTACATGTACTTCCGGTTGAAGTAGTAACAACATTAAGTTTGTTTTTTTGTAATATGGATTTTTTTATGAATTCCATGTCATATCAGTTTTTTTTCTAAGCAATACTTTAATATCTTTTTCTGGAAATTTAATTTCAAACATTGAATCTGATTCAGAATATATGGTATTATTAATAGGATATATTTCACCTGTTGATGTATCAAGCATCGTTTGTGATATGGTATTTTTTGAGTATTGACCACCAACCTTATTAAAAACCCTTATCCCAATCATGTTAATAACTCCATTAACGTCAAGTATTTTCTTCTGTAATCTACCTAAATGAATATCCTCATTCATTTCAGTATCACTTATGCTAAAGTAATTTTTAATAATATTGATGATGCTGTTTGCTATTTGATTATCGGTAATATTATCAACATATACATCAACTTCAAATCCCAGATTAAATATTTTAGCGTCTTTAATCTCAACATAATCATTAACTGTACGAAATTCAGTAAGATATTCAGAAATATTATTTTTTAGCAAGGTATTGCTCGAATTTGATAATTTTCCGTCAGTTCCAATCCCCAATATTGATATAACTACTTTGTTGTTTTGCTTGAATGAATTTGCTCTATATGGCGAACCATATTTGCCCGGCATTTTGTACATTTGAAGCAAATAATCAGTCAATGTTACATCACGTTCTTGACTCGAAAAATTATATTTTATCAATTCTCTTATTTGTTCGATATTAAGCCCGTCATTCCCCCCAATTGCAGGTATTGGATTTGTTACCGTCATGCTCTTTTGGACAAATTGATTAATGTCTTGACGTGAGCCAGCAACTCTTAATTGATATGCTCCTAATTTAGTTAATACATTGCTTCCAATGTTTGAATTTGAACCACCACCTGTTCTATATCTTACGAATAGTGTATGATTTGCTTTAAGTTTTTCACCTAATGCAGTGTTATTTAAAAAATTATCTAGAAAAGCACGATTATTTACACCTGCCTTAATAAAACCGTTTCTAAATGCATCAACATCAGCGTCTCCTGACCCAAATGTGATTTTACATAGACCATTTGAGGTATATTCTTTTATGAACTTTTTGCTAACATCAATCCAATGAGCTGCCATAATTCCATTTGTGTTACCAGTAATTGAATTAAGTGATTGGTTTTCAACAAAAACTCTTTGCTGTGCTAAAAAATTTGTTTCATAATACCTATTTGTGCTATTGAAGAAATCCGAAATTTGTGGTATTGTGGTAAAATCAGTTCCTTCTAGCAATATAATATTTTCAATTTCAATTACGTCTTGGTCTGGAAGCAAAATACTGAAAAATGGAACTACATCAGACGCATTTATAACCCTTTTAAAGATACTTGTTGAACCATTGGTAACTACTTCCCTTTTTGTAACATTATAGCTTACAATCACTCCATTTGAGTCTAAATTGGGTATTGTAGAGCGATTGGCATCCCCCAAGTTACTTATTGGTGAATTCCAATCAATTGTATTTTGGGTTTCAAATATTTTTCCACCGCCAAGTACCTGAGCACCCGGAGCTAAAACAGGATAATATGATGAATCTGGTCTATCTCCCAAAACAGGTATTGTAACAGAAAAATCAACGACAGTAACAGAAGGTCTTTTTGATGGAATTATAAATCCCATGTTTTTTGCAATATTTAATATTGATGACCTTAATTGAGCATATTCTAATTGGGTTTCTTGAAAATTTCTGTCTGTATTAACAGCTAGATTATTGGCAACACCAGCATTCACATCAATTAATAAACTTCCCACAGAACTGTCCGTAAAATCTGACAAAACCTCCCCATACGCCATTCTAATATAGCTAATAAGGTCGGTACGAATTTCTCCGAAAGTGCGACTGTTATATTGAATAATATTTTGTGTTTTCTCAGTTGCCATTATATTACCTCCTTTAATATTTGATTTATATTTTTTGCATCAAGATAATTTATTCTCAATAGAATAATATTATTATTTTTTGCAAAATTATTTTTAATTTCATCATTCATCTGTCCAATTTTAAAATTTTTTTCTCCACCAAAATACTTTACTGGAATAAAATGTTGTTGACCATCATATTCAATTAATATTTTTTTTTCTGGCAAATAAAAATCGAAGTGTAGGGGAAGTTTATTTCTACAACCACTAAATGTTTTTTCCCTTACATAATTAATTTCATTTTCATTTAAGTATTTTACAATTTTCATTTCCCCTTTCGATTCACTACAAAATTTACATCCATAACCACTCAAATGGTCGCTTGGCGTTTGTTCAAATATACCATGAACTGGACAAATGATTTTTACTTTAGACTTACAACGAAAATAATCTGTTAATGAATAATCGTACCTATTTTCATGTATCTCATTTGCTCCACAAATAAACTCATCTGTTGTTTTATTTTTACCATCACACTTAGGACACCCTTCACCATATAAATGATTATTGGGTTTTTGTTCGAATATACCGTGAACTGGACAAATAATTTTTACTCTAGACTTACTTTTTTTATATTCGACTAATGAATAATCATATTTATTTTCATGTATCTCCTTTGCTCCACAAATAAACTCATCTGTTGTTTTATTTTTATTATCGCACTTAGGACAACCAGCACCACTTAAATGATTATTGGGATTTTGTTCAAAAACGCCATGTATGGAACAAATGATTTTTATTCTAGACTTACTTTTTTTATAATCAGCTAAAGAATAATCATATTTATCACCATGAAGTAATTTAGCTTCATCAATAAACTCTTCAGTGGTTTTATTTTTACCCCCACATTTGGGACAGCCTTGCCCTAGTAAATGATTGCTTGGTTTTTGTGTAAAAATGCCATGTGAATTACAAATAATTTTTATTTTAATATGCGCCTTTTTATAATCGCTTACTGAATAATTATATATTCCTTTATGTATATTATTTGCCTCATCTATAAATTCCTCTGTTGTTTTATTTTGCCCAGCACATTTAGGACAAGCCTTGCCCTCTAAATGTTTGTATGGCATCTGTTCGAATTTTCCATGCACAGGACAAATAATTATAATTTTGGTGGCACTATTGGCATATTCAACCAATGAATAATCATACTTATCGCCATGCGTTCTTTTCGCATCTAATATGAATTTTTCAACTGTTTTACGTTCTGCCATTATATAATATTTTAAAAATTTATTGTTATCGTTCCTTGTTCGGTAAATACATCTTCACTATATGTGAAATTAATCATCACAGATAATTGATTTTCTTCAATCTTTTCGCCATTATCATCAGTATCCCAATTAAATATCACATTATTAATTGTTAGACTTGGAATATATAATGATACGGTATTCTTTATTTCTCCTTCAATATCCCCGGCAGTAACACCATCATTCGGCTCAAAAATGAATTTAAGTAAGTCAGTGCCATAATCTGGTTCGTAGTATCTTTCTCCCTTTTGAGTCAATAACAATAATAGCAAATCAGAACTAAATGCATCTTTGGTTATTTGTGACATCTGAAACAATGTATTTGTTTCAACGTTATCCCTAATAGGATACTTTATATTATATGACTTCATTATTGTTTTTTTATAAATACTAACAAAAAAAAATCCCGATATTATCGGGATTTTTAATTTCTGATTCGGTTATTTATTTGAAAGTGACTTTCTTCTTACCCTCTGCTTTTGTTGCTTTCTTCTGTGCCTTCTCCTTTTCTGCTTCTTCTCTCTGTGCATCAAATAAACTTTTAATGCTTTCTTTCAATTTAATTACTTCCTCATGTCCAAACTTCTGTAATATTCCAGTAAATGTCGTAAAATCAGGTTTTTCTAACGTAACCACATCTGTTTCAGATAAATTGACTCCGGTTAAACATTCCGTAAATGCAATTATTTGCAAGTCTTCTGGAAGTTGTTCAAAAATTGGTTCATTAATTACAACAGCAAAATTTATTCCTTCTGTTAATGCGCCAACAAGGTCATTTAATTTAATGATGTCGTAAGCTTTCTTTTGCCTACTATTTGTTAACAATTGGAATTTAATCCATTCACGAATAGACGTTTCGTCTTTAATTCTTTCGAAAAGTTTTTCCAGTTTTTCGTCTGGTTCACCATAAATTGCCATAATATATTTTGTTTAGTTATTAATTTCTACAAAAGTAATTATTAATTATCAAACAAGCAATGAATAATAAAATTATTTTCTGTGGCTTTCGTCAAATGAATCATTAAGAATATCATTAGAATCTGGCTTGATGAATGTTACAATTTCCATATTACTAATTTCTTCTTTAGATAATATAAGTGAACCATATTTTTCTTTAATTCCCTGAATTGTATCAGCCAATTCTTTAAAATTGGGGTTGGTTAAATCTAACGCATCCTCAATAACATAAATATGTGCTGTCATATCATTAATAGCGTCAGAAACCATTTGTTCCATATCCAGAAGTGTTGCTGTCGTATTTAAAGCTTTGTCAATTTCTTGGTTTAATAGAATTGATTTTTCATATTCTCCATTAGCCAAAGCACCGTCTTCTGGTAAAGCATTTGCATATCCAACTTCTTCAATTCTTTTTCTTAGCTTATCTGATAAGATATTTGTATCAACAAACCCATCATTTCCTTTTGATTCAGCTAATACGTTATCAGCCATAGCTCCCACTTGATTAATTTTTTTCACTGCCTCAGAGTTAAATTCTCCATTTTCGAGAGTGTGTTTTAGATTATCTAAAAATTGTGACATAATTTTATTTTTTTATGATTTAATTATTTTTACTTTATTTTCCTTTCCCCATGCATCAAGTATGTCTTCTGATGGGATAAAACCTTCATTGAGTTTTGTTAATTCATTTTTATTACAGCCCTCAACATATGCTGTGCAGAGTTCAAGAGGAATTTCATACATTCCATCGGTAATGTCAAAAAATGTAGTACCTTTTCTTAAAAATCCAATGGTGTAACCATCTGGTTCAATTTCTGTTTTTTTTACTTTCTTTTTCATGATTTTTTATTTAAAATAGTCCAATGTCTTGAATCTCTGCACCCTCGAATTTAAGCACATCATATTCATTATTATGAGTCATTCGTTTTAAGTAACCATCAATTCTAAAATAAATTTCTTTACCGTAATCATCGATAATTCTCAAATAGTTCATTGTTTTAAGTTCAGTAAATATTGGTGAATCCTCCGGGACTTTATCAGTGCCGTATTTGAGGGGTATGAAAAACTCCAACTGAACAACTTCATCGTAAACACGCTTAATATGTAAGAAATTTGTTAGCTGTTCAAGTTTATTTAGGCATTCAACATCACGATAGATTTTCAACGGAAATTCGGCTTTCTTTGATTTTTCTTCGCTATCAAGTGTTTCGAATACGTATTTTTCGCCATCTTTAATCTTCTCTTTTACTTCTGTCTTAAGTGCCTTAGTAAGACCAACCTCAATTGGGAAGTTATTGTAAATGAGCAAGAGTTTATAATTATCGTCTTTGGTTCTACGCTCTTCATATTCAATAGCAAGTACCTCAGCCAATGTTTTTCCAGCATTCTTAGACTTATCATCAAAGAAGCCATAATGTTCATAACGTCTACCCCACTTGTCTTTCTGCCCATATGACATACTGAATTTATCCGAAGCAACTGCCATTTTAAATGGTGTTGCATTCTTCATAAATTTATCAGCACCTTTAAGTATTTCGTAAAAATGCTTAACTGTTTTTTCATTGCGAACACCACTAACACCCATTTCAATAAACGGATTTCTGTATGTTATTCTTTGTCGTTGAATCGTGTCTTCATCCAAATCACCAACTATAACATCTTCAATTTGGTGTATCGATAATACAATTCCAAGTATTATGTTACTGAAAAATAATCTAATGGAATTGTATGTTTTATTTAATAATGTTTTCATTTATTAGTATCTCCCTAATATTTTTTGTATTATATTTTATTTCAATTAATTTTATGTTGTTTTTTTTAGCAAATTCTCTTTTTATTGCATCACATTTTTTTATTCGTTCAAATGTTATTTTACCGCCAAAATATTTTATTTCCATATAATGTTGCATTCCATTATATTCAATTAATATGTTTTCATCTGGCAAATAAAAATCAAATGGCAATTTTTTTATTTTGCCTACGCATTTTTCAAATGTTTTTTGTGAGATAAAATTAATTTTATTATTTTCTAGCAATCTTCTTATTTCAATTTCACCTTTCGATTCTGAACATTTAGGGCATTTAGCCCCCATTAAATGATTGGCAGCTATTTGTTCAAAAGCACCATGAATTGGACAAATTATTTTTACTTTCTTTTGAGAATGAGAATAATTGGTCAGTGAATAATCATACGAACTTTGGTGTTTTAAATTTGCTGTTAATATAAACAAATCATTTGTTTTTGATTTGATGGTTGAAGCTGACAAAGTTCCACATTTTATACATCCCTGTCCATTTAAATGATTGGCAGCTATTTGTTCAAATTCCCCATGTATTGGACAAATTATTTTTATTTTAGTTTTGCTACTGATATAATCAGATGACGAATAATCGTACTTATTACCATGTTTAATGCTTGCTTTATTTATAAAAATGTTCTTATCATATTTTCTATTCTCAGCTCGTTTTGTTGTAGAACAAATAGGGCATTTAGTACCAGATAGATGGTTTGCAGGGGTTTGTTCGAATTCTCCATGTACTTGACATATTATTTTTACTTTTTTTTGATTATTAATATAATTAACTAATGAATAGTCATATTCCACACCATGTTTCATTTTAAATTCATTAATTATCATTTCATTATTCTTTTTATGACCCGAACAAATTGGGCATTCTGTTTTTCTGAGAAGATGTCGTTGCGGTGTAGTTGTAAATTCACCATGCTTTGGACAAATTATTTTTATTGTCTTTTTTTCAGATAGATATTCAACTAACGAGTAATCGTATTTATTTTCATATAATATGTTTGCTCTTTTGCAAAAAGTTTCTTTTCCCAAGCACCTTTTAATTTTACTATTTTCCGACCCACATTTAGGACACCCAAATCCCATTAAATGTGAGCTAGGTAATTGAAGAAATTCACCATGAACGTTACAAATTATTCTCACCTTAATATCATAATTAATGTATTTAAGTTGGGAATAGTCATACTTATTTTTATGAACATGATTTGCTTTTTCAATATATGTTATGGTTTTTTCCATATTACTTGTTTTATTATAAATACTATGTAATATGGAAAAAACCCGATTGGTTTATGTAAGTCCTAACCAAATTTTTAATTTTCTCATTATTTATTGGTTGGCTGCTTCTAATGATTTTTTCATAATACCTTGATAAAATTCAACACGTGTTTTTGTTACATCAGCTAAATTATATTTAAGTTTGAAATCCTCATGTAATTGTTCCCCTAGTTTTTTACGCAAATCAGCATCAAGAATTAATTTTTTTAATGCTTTTGCCCAATCCCTGTCACAGTTCTTTTTTGTTGGAATCAAGATACAATTCTCCATATTTTTTCCATCAACATTATATGGTGGCATATCAGAACAAACAATAGGAAGGTTTCTAGTCCAACATTCAACCTGTTTGAGGTTAGACTTCATTGTGTTAAATACATTGTTTTCAAGTGGTGCGATTACAATGTCACTTTCATCCAAAACCTTAGCATACGCATTTGCCTTTTCAGTCCAACGTCTTCCAAAATTGCCTTCATTTGGGTATTTAATGTTTCTTTCAAAATTCATTAACCATTGAAGATAATCCTGATTTTTAATTAACCTGTAATTATCTGTCAATATTTTCTCATACCTATAATAGGTAGATTCTGTTGAATTAATACTCCTATGACTTAAATCAAATACTTTGCCCCTATATTGATTTTTAATTTCATCACTCAATCCGGGAATCATATCAACATTACCTCTGGTTTTGTTGATAATTTTAACTGTTTTCATGTTCCACATGCCCTTTTTTTCTAAGAGTTTTCCAAACTCCTGATTAAAGGTAACGTCAGCTGTATCACCTTCGGTGTCCCAGCCAGCAATAATAACTTTAAACTTATCAGTAAGTTCAGGGTCGCTAATAAGAAGATTCATAGTACCATTCAATTGCTGAAAATCGGCTTCGTGGCTATTACCACACCAATATGATTTTTCGTTTCTTCTTACATATAATATATGATTTGGGACAGTTACACAAAATATATTTCCTTCATATTTTTCAATCATGATATTATCATGAGACATAGTAGGCATTAAATTATTTTTCTTTGAGGATAAATAGAAATTAATTGCATGTGAATCATAATTAGCTTTAATAGTTCTACCATTTTTTAGAACAGTATTATTATTTCTAATGCCACGATTAGTAATTGTAGCAGCTAACCCAATTTTTAGTGCTAATTCATTTAAATTATTTGCTAATGATTCGGATGATGTGTATGCTGTCTTTCTACCATTTTTTCTAATGTGTCCATCTGCTCTTAAATAATATTCCAAAAATATTTCTAATTTATTTTTATTTAAATTAAGAATAGATTTGGGTATGTGCTTTTCATTAGCACCACCAAATTGATGTAGATAATTATATAGGGGAGTATTGAAAAACCTTAATGTATTTTCACCACTATATGTTGAACTTATACCGTAGTTATCAAAAATTCCTTTAATTTCTTTCATTGTATCAATACCAATTTTTTTATAACCACAAACTCCCACCTGATTACATTCACCATTTGTTGTCCAACCATCTCCCATCCAAAACCCAAAAAACTTAAGCCAATCATCCATTTTTATTTTAATTTCTCCACACTTATCTGTATGTTGCTTAGTTGTTAGATGCTTAGGTATTATAATGTATTCATCATCATTGCCAATCCAATCACAATTCTTTTTAAATGTTAGGTCGTAATTAACCAAATTTTCCATTTTATTTAATTCAAAATTAAATGGTTTTTTTCTATTTAGCGATTTCGATTTATGTGCATACATATTATGATTCGGGGTTACGGCAAAATCGATTAATGAATTTTTGCCATAATACATATCACCTGAGTACAGTTCGTTAATATATTCAGTTGGTTGTTGATATTCGAGCAAATTCGTGACAGAATTTAATGTTGCAACCTTTTCATCCTTCTCTAAGTCCTTAAAGAACTTCCATCCATTTTCAGTAAAAATTTCTGTTTTATTGTCATAACACGAACCAGCCATATATGTAATTCTAATACGACCATCTGGGTCTGGTTTCCAATTATTTTGAAATTGTTTCATCCAAATTGGGTCGATAGAATTCAACAAAACCTGAGTATTATTTCTCTTCGTTATTTTATTGATTTCATTTGCAAATATATCTGTTGTTGTTGTACAGTAGTCAGCAATCTTTAAGTTATTCACAATTTTAGCTGAGGAATTATTCTCCATGTTCATATCATAGAGTGGATGCTTTTTATGAAGATTCCAATAGTCATCAATGTCCATAATTAAAATAACCCCAGCAGCCTTAAGTTCATTTGCAATAGCAACCATTTTCACACTATCATCAACTAATTGACGATGGTAATGAATAATATTAAAGGTTTTTAAATATTCTATTGTGTCTGGACTATTAAAATCCAATTTAGGGTTAATTTCAACAAAGAAATCATCTGAATGGTTTCTTTCGATTTCCATTGCTGGGGTTAATGTACGAAAATAGTTAACACCTGCTCCGTCTATGTTGTAAAATAATATTCTAATCTTTTCCTTCATTTTTTCTATCGTTTTATAAATTTTTATAAATTAATGTAATTAATTATAAATAGTCAAAATTATGAAAAAACATTAAAACATGAAAGAAATGTCATAAAAAAAAGCAAATAAATTATTTGCTTTAGTTTATAATCATAATATCAGATACTTGCGTAGATTATTTTATTTTTTTATTGTGCAATTTAGCCTCAATGGAGTTTGAAAGTTCTGTTTTTAGCCCATCAACGGTGCTTTTTTGCGGTGACATTATTGCTTTTAACTGATTTTCTGGAATTTCAATAACATCAACCATATGTTTTACAATAAGTTTCCTAATCGATAACGGCAATGATTTGAGTGTCAAATATAGCGTTTCAGAGGGTTTGAGCTTAATTATTTTCTTGGTCATACCATCAACATATTCAATATCTAATGTTGAATTATAATTAATTTCTCTTTTTCCAATTTCGTTGGTTGTGTTGATTATTCTATAAGTATTCATAGTTTTTGGGTTTATTTAAGTCCTTGAATTAATGTATCGCCATATTTAATTGCATCATATCCATGTTTCTTGGCTTTATGCGCAACAGCTTTATTTTTTAGGTTTATTGCTGGCATATTATATTTTTCGCTCAATTTTTCAAAATTAACATGTGGAAACCAAGTTTTTGATAGCACATCGACAGGAATTTGACCACTTTTATAGCCAATTCCTAAATCATTTGTATCTAAAAGATTATCACATTCAATTTCATATTTATTATAACCATCGATTGGCTTAAGCGTGAAAAAATTTCCAATAACGGAGTTTTCAATTATTGGCTCTTTTCTATAACCAATAACAAGCTTGGGATTCATAGAATCTGATTCAGTTTCGGCTTCAATATCACTATTGTCCTTTTCGAGTAAATCTAAGAAATCACCTTGGTTATTACCAGCATCAATATCATTTTGGGTATTGATTGCATCTTGACCAAGAACTTCCTCCATTTTTCGTTGGGTTTCGTATTCAAATATGTCTTGAATTTTATTTAACACCCTGCAAGCAGTCTTATCATCAAGATTTATTTTAATGCATTTTATTGGTGCTGACTTAATAATGTGATATACGAGATTATGGTGTCCATCCAAAACATTATTATCTTTATCACTCCAAGTAAATTTTTCCTCATTAGGTTCATGCACTTCATCTGAAAATGTTATGCCCTGTGAGGGATTTAGTTCATTTGGGTCTTGTTCTAATACTTCATATTCAATTCCTTCTTCATCTAACTTACTCAATATTTCATGAATAGGCATCGAAATTTGTGGAAGATGTGGTGGACGTAATCCCATTCTTATCATAATGCTAATTTCTATATAAATACAGTGATTTTAAATATTGCCATAAAATCCATACTTCTCCCACATAATTTTCTTAATAACATTATCAAAAATTCTATTAAAGCTTTGTTTCTTGGTTTCAACATGGACTAGCTTATCTTCTTTGAAATGAATTATCATGAATTCAGAAAATTCTTCGATGTGTTCACTATGATTAAGATACGATGCAATATCAGTATCTCTATCATCGAATACACAGATAAGTTCCAAATTTAGGAACTTCTTAGCTAAACGTAAGAGTTTTTCACCCTTACTTTTTGCACTTCTCTTCATAATGAGTTCATCGACAATTAATCCGGTTTTAATTAAAACCTTTTCAACCTGTGGGCGTAATTTTTCCATCCTAGAGGTCATGATAGCACAATAGGTATCCTCACAGTCAATTTGACTTCTAAAAATGGCTTCAATTCTAGCTATTGGCATAATGTTAAATACTTCAATGTCTAAACTCTCTGCTCTGCCCCACCAGCCTAAATGTGGATAGTCAACGCCCTTCTTTTCTTTCCATAGAAGTTTACCTTCATCTGGCATAGGTGAATTCATAAGAGTACCATCTAAGTCGAAGACATAAAGCCTTTTTATTTTTTCAGTTTCTTTCATTATATTAATTTTTCATAGGTTAACATTCCAGCATCTTTAAATTCTAATGAATATGCCGCAAAAACATCTTTTCGTATTAAATAAAAATCCATGTATTTAACATTATTATCCTTTTGTTTTACTGGATATTTAGTTACTTTTTTTACTACATAGCTTTCATGGTCAGGGTACTTGTCTAGGTAAAGTTCTTTAATCAATTTTTTTATATTGTTAGTTAACATTAAGTAATGATAATTTCCATCACCATGTATCCAATATTTTGCTTTTGTTACAAGCAATCCAGATTTATTACCGTTGCACCCAACCTCTATACAAATATTCCCGCTATTTTTTGATTCAATGTCATTCTTTAATTCAATCTCTCGATTAATTTCTGGAATTATAACATCATATAATTTAAGCACAGAATAGTCACTACTATTATTTTCGTGTGCTAATGGATACCTTTTATTCCTAATATCCTCAATTATTAACGTTTCAAATTCCTTACCAACTTCAAGGGATGATTCCCACGCATTTTCCTTATCACTACCCATATAAAAGTATTTGGGTGCAAATATAAACTAAATTATACTAACACCCAAATACTTTTGATAATAATATTAAAACTTTGGCATTACTTCTGTAACTTTTCCAACTAACATTATTGGTCTTATTTTCTCCCAATTTCTTAAGTTATTGGACATCATTGGTTTACCACCGTTTTCTCTATTAACTGCTATTGTTATGTGAGGTTTAGTATTTTTACTTCCAAACCCAGAAACGCCAACAGCCATTACTTTATCATCAATCGCATAATCCTCAGTATTTAATCTAACGTTCATGCCTAGATATTTCTCAAATTCTGGGTCAATTTCACCTAGATTAATTGTCATGTGATGTGCGACAATTTCCCAGCCCTCTGGTATCAGATGTTTTCGGTTTAAATATGCTAATAACGATTCCCTTGATTTATCATCAAGCACCACTGCACTATATAATACTTTGCTCATAGTATTAATATCTTCTTTAATGTATTTGTTATCATTATCTTCATAATAAACAATGTTTTCGTTCATAAAATTAATGTTTGGATTCTTTTGTTTTGCTTTATCTAGAAATTGTTGAAACACTGGTGTGGCTTCTTCTATTGTAGGAAAATCTTCCCAATAACCATCGCTATAATATGAATCGATTTCTTTTTCTGCTTGGGGTGTCATCATTTCATTTGATTCACCTAGTAAAATTAAATTATCGTCTTCATACCTCATTACAGTAATAAAATTAACTGGCAATGTTGTAGTCCAATCACGATTATATGTGATTAATCCTAATTCAGCCAATTTTTTTAAGATATATTCATGTACGTGTCCTGACGATTCTTGTTCAATATATAGATTTCCTTCTCTATCAATAACACCACGTGCATCATATCCAATGTTAGATAATGTTTTAGGGTTTTTTATTATAACTAATCCATCATTACCACCATTGTATACTACTTCATCTTTTGCTTCCTCACTTTGCTTATTCCTGTATTGTTGTTCAAAATCATGAAACTCTGGCTTAATGTTAAATCTTTTTTCTGCATATTTATCGCCAACACCTTCATCCTGAACATTCGCTTTGGGAAATTGTGCTGTTAATTCTGCCTTATCATTTCTAACCTTATCAGCATAGACTTTAAGTAATAATGTTTTTTGCACATCACCAATTTCTTTGCCCTTCAATCCCATTGTCATTAAATCATTTCCATTCAATGCTAATTCATTAACAGTCTTAGGATATTTACCAGAAAGTAAATCCTGAGCACCATTAATAATTGCTTGTGGTAATATAGTGCTTTTTAAGGCTTGTGGCGATATTAAGTATATATTATGTGCAATTGCCCTAGCAGCAACAATTGGCATGTCCTCATTGTTTAAATCGGCATTATAAGCCAATTCAAGTGCCTTAATCTCTTTATATGAATCGACATTACCCTTAAGGTTTTTTAAGAAGAATTCAGCAGGGTTTTCGATAACTCCATAAGTCATTAAGAAAATAAATTCACCCATTGTTTTAACATTAGGAAAATCCCTACGGTCAATCTGTGATGGTTTTATATTTTTTCCAAATATTGCTGCAAATAATCCAGTTTCAACAAGTAATTCAACGGCAGTTAATGCTATATTTTTCATATTCTTTCATATTTTTTTAGGAATTCAATTTCACTTATCCATCCATTATTAATTATTGTAACATATGCACTATTTGATTTTTTTCTAAATTCACGCACTGTATCATATTTTTTCGCATCTAATAAACATTTTTCTTTTGACCAATAACCATTTGGTTTCTTTTTTACTGTCATATGTTGACAAATGTCAAATATCCATTTATTACGATAAGCTATTTGGCATGCACTTTTTGAATTTTCACGAAATTGATGTTTCGTATTATATTTCAATGCCTCTACTTTACATTTCTCAAAAGTCCATAAAGTGTATTTATATTGCATATGTTCACAAATAATATTTAGCCATTCATTTTTTAATGAAGCAACATATGCACTTTTTGATTTTTTTTTAAACTCACCTCTATAATTATATTTTAATGCCTCTTCTTTGCAAGTTTCAAGCGTCCACAAAACATAATTTCCACCAATCCCACCACCACTATTTCTATTTAGTATGTTCCAACCATTGACTTTATATTGTTGAATAAAAGCTGATTCTTGTTTTGATGCACTATCAACTGAGATATATTCAGTTAACTGTTTTCTAATTGGTATTAAACCTGTATTAGAAATATGCTTAGTTACAGCATCATTAATATCATTATTTCTATTTATTTGTCTTTTTTCTAAAGAATATGTTAGTCCAATATAAACTGAATTATCTGAAAACTCATAAGAATAAATACATCTATTTTTATTATTACCAGTTTTTGTCATGTGTGAACAAATTTCATCTATCCAATTATTGTCATAAGCTGCACAATATGCCCCTGACGATTGTTTTTGAAAAATTGTTCTTGTATTATATTTTTTGGCTTCAATGGTACAAGTTTCTTTTATCCATTTTTTATTCCAATTTTGTGGTCTTTTCATATGTCCACAACAATCAGAAATCCAACCATTCTTAAGAGCAGATTGATATGATGCACCAGAACATTTAATCCATTCTGATTTGTTAGCATAATTTAATGCATCAATAACACAGTTTTCCTTATTTTTCCAATTTTTATGTTTCATCATTTATTATATTTTACAATTTTTTCAAACTCAATTATAACTCGCTCCGGGGATATTGTTTTCACTTTATCGGCAGTTTGCTTAATCATTTCCATTGTATTTGGCTCAATCGTGAAACCAAAACGTGCAGAAAATTGTACGGCTCTCAACATTCTAAGAGGGTCGTCATTGAATGCATTAGGGTCTACAGCACGAATAATCTTATTCTTTAAATCCTCAACACCACCAAAAGGGTCAATTATGTTGCCTTCGGAGTCTTTAGCTATTGCATTAATAGTCAGGTCTCTACGTTTCAAATCATCTTCGATTGGTAATGTATGGTCAGATTTAACATCAAATCCTTTATGCCCACCAGCACCAGTTGGGACTTCTGTTCTAGGAATAGCTATATCAATATCTTCGGTTGAACCTTTAGGCTTGAATTTAATAACACCAAAAGATTTACCAACTGCATCAACTCTTCCATATTTAGATAATAGTTGTTCTAAGTTATCCATAGGTATGCCTGTGATTAAAATATCTAGGTCTTTAGATTCTTTACCTAAAAATTCATCACGTACAGCACCACCAACACTATAAATTTTAGCTCCAAGCCCTTCAATTTCTTGCTTGAAGGGTAGGTCATTAAGTGACATTATTTCGTTTTCGTTTACCATTTCAGTTTCATTTACAGTGTTTGAATTTTCATTTGAATCTGCAAATGTAATATTATTTTCATTAATACCACCAATAAATTTATTTAATTGTAAATTTTCTTTTGGAGTTTTGAAAGTATAACTAGTAGCCGTATCGATATCATCAATATAAATATCACTACGTGTTTTCAGCATATCTCGCAAATATAGCCTATTTATTACTTCTTTAATTGGAGCTAAAAATCCTTCGATATTATAGTAATTATATGGTTCACCATCAACAATACCTTCATGAACAATAACCCTAACATAGCCATTGTTATATGCATGGTCATATCTATCTGAATATCCATCAATTTCGGGAAATAATTTTCCTAAAATTTTATTATGATTTTCGCCCTTAATTAGTTTTAAATCAGGTGTAACTATTCCAGCATATTCATTAATATTATCTTCATCTAACTGCATATTTGGCTGTAATTGTGGCGGAGTATTTTGTTGCTCTTGACCATAACGCCTATTAACATATTGCTCTACGCTATTAGGTGTATATCCTAATAATTTGCCAATATATCGAGCTTCTTCCGGGGTTTCATCACTAACATAACCATCCTTAGATTTCATGTATTCATGAAGTTTTAAGGCATCGTTTTTGCCATTATTATTATAAATAATATATGTGGCAGCATTGTGATGCGCTTGTTCAACAGGTATTGTATTTAAACCACCAGTTTTAATCATGTTCAATAAATTAGGTTTATTAAATGTTGCAATTAATCCAACATTTCGTTTACCGTCAATAACTGTCTGTATTGTACCTACACCATCGTATGCTTCACTTGCATCAATTTGCTCATGTATTGGTTTAATATTGAAGTTATTCATATCACCAACATTACATGTTGCTCCACCACCAAGTCTACACTTATCTTTTACCTCAACGCTTGTGCTGCCTTCCATTGAAGACATTATTCTTTCATTTATGCTAGGAATTTTTGGTGCTTCTTCAATATTTTTAGGAATAAAGTTTTGACTAGGATTTTTCTGTTTTGCCATTGCAAAAACTCTTTTAATCATTAGCAAATCTCTTTCAATTTCTTCTGGATGATAGATTTCTCCCAAATAAAAATCATTCGTATTTTTATTGCGCTGAACCGGAAGAACCCTTCCGCTACCATCATAATAATCACGATAGTGTGTTGGAAAATCGACAATATGTTCAATCTTAAGCCATTGTGCTATTGAAACATGCATAAAGAATGTTGCATCCGCAACATATAAATCGCCATTTCTTCCATCAATGAGACCTCTTATGAATGGCTTAAATTGTCTTATGCTTGGTGGATTTCTATAACAATCAATAGAGCTTCCATCCTGATTAGTACCAATAGCACCTAAAAACTCTTCTTTAAGTATGCTATTTTCAGTATCGTAGCCTAAATCACCTTGATTATACGTAGGATATTCATCAGATTGTGCATTTTCTTTCATGCGAAATAATTCAGGGTCTTTATCACTAGTGTTTAAATCAGAACCTCCAAGGTCAAAAAATCCAATAGCGCCATTAGGCTTAAATCCTAAGTTTCTCGAATTTAAGTAATCGTGGCTTTCAATACCAAATTTATTACACTCTTCAACGATTTTAGCCATATTATCGAAGAAAGCTGAATCTTCTTTATTATTAGCCATATATTTTTTGAAGTTTTCATTTTCATATGGATTCAAATATCCGTATGACATTTCATTCAATACTTCGGAAAAGCTGTTGTATATAGTACCATTAAATATGAATTTCATTGCGGTGGTTAATCTTCTGAACATTTTATCAAAATATTCATCATCAGTTCTTAACTTTTCGAGTATAATAACCCATAGTTTTGTTCTGGTTGTTTTTGAAACAACTTCATAAACAGCATATGGGTCGGCAATATAGTTAAATTGTTTTCCTATAAGGTCGGCATTTTCAAGTGCTTCACTTCTGTCCGTAGTAACTTTAAGCACTTGGTTATTACCAATATCATATGCTTGACCATAACCATTACCGCCTAAATGTTGTAATTGTTGAAAACCATATTTTTGTGCGACAGCACTTGCCACATTATTGGTCATATTTAAATCAATTTTTTCATTTAAAACTTTGGGTAGCGGTTCTCTATTATAATGACCTTGTTCTGTTAAATATTCTTCAAGTTTAAGCAAATTTTCATAGAAAATATTCTTATCTTTAGATTTTGCTATTGCATGGTCTAAATTATTAACACAATCATGAAATTTATCTGCAAGTTCACCTATGTTTCTTATTTCAGTTTTAGGATATTTATTTCTTCCTTCAATGAATGAAATGCTTTCTTCCATGTTAATTGTGTTTTCACCATCATTAACATCAAATGGCTGTATAGATGCCATGCCTTTTATTTCGGCATCAATACCCCCAATATTAGATAATATGTCGTCATTTCCATCACTATTATTAAAAATTTCATGCATTCTATCTCTTGAATAGTGAGTGGCATATACTTCATCACTTAAACCATAATCAACCAAAACAATAATCGGCCCACCATCACGTAATACTTCACCATATGTACTTGGTCTATCTAAATCGCCAACAGATTGTCCATAGCCAATAATAAAATCAATCATATTAATAACCCATTCGTTTTCTTGCAATGCTTCTTTTAACTCTGGGTTCATGCTAAAACGTCCCTTACGACCATTATTAGCATCTATTTGATTTGTAATATAGTGATAAAAATCATTTAGGCTTGGTATCCCTGTTAATTGGCAAATTCTTCTTTCATTTACTTTTTTTCCTTTTTCTGCAACAATCCAAGTGCTATTTTCTTCATCAGATTCTATTACATCTGCAACGATATTATTACTATCGTAATATGATGCAACACTAATTTCAACCTCATTTTGCGCAATGCCTTTAGTGTTTTTCGCTACTTTAAATACTTTAGTGCCATCAATATCATAAACAATTCTTCCGCTACCAGAACCAATTCTGGTTAGTGTTTCACTAATATATTTAATTTTTTGTGCAAATGATGGAAGCGTCTTAAATCTCTCCAATACCAATAAGAATTCGTTATATGTCATTATTGTAGTTTTTTTATATAAATACAAAAAAAACAACAAAAAATTAATTGTTGCCTTTTTATATTCACCCTAGCAATATTTATTATTATTTTTGTGCTGCTTTTGCTTTCTGAGCAGCATTAATCTCTCTAATTACTTCAATAACAACTTCTCTAATCAATGCCTTATTCTCATTGAGTGTCTTTTTTATTGTTTCAACTGCATACATTTCAATAATTGTACTTCTAGTTGACTCTTCTAAGATTGGCATTAAGCTTTCAGCTAAGTAAAGATTTACTGTATTCTTAACATTTTCCAATATCATGTTTTCATTGAGCATTTGTGGCTGACCAGTATACCTTGCTGCTTGTTGCTGTTGTTGTGCACCCGGAATAAGCTCGCCAATTGATTCAGCTAATGTCTGTTTTCTAGCTCTTTCAAAATCAGCAAATGCTTTATCTTCCCTATCCATAGATTCAGCCATATTATTTATTGGTCTTTGTGGCTGTCTAAACTGCTGGGGTGGTGCTTGTTCTGTTTGTTGATTGGGTATTCTGGCACGTGTTTTTTGGCCATCTTTAATCATAACCTTATCATTAACTTCACGTAATAAATTTGTCGATGGAGTATCTTGACCACTATTGATTGAATGAATCAACCCATGTAAAAATTCGTCTTTAGGTGCAGCAAATCGACCTGTGGCAGTGCCAAGATTTGCTGGTATGATTCCCTTTTCGGCCTTACGTGCCTCAATTTCTTTTTTTATGTTGTTTAAATTAACTTTCTCAGCCATAATAATTCAATTATAAAATTTTATTATTTTTTATAAATACTCGTTTATCTGAAAAAGTTTCTTTTTTCAGAAATTTTATTATCCAATTTTTGAATTACGTCTTTACTACCATTAGTAAAAAATGAATTATCTGCATTTTTATTGGCAATATCTGATTTGGCTAGCACAACCAATTTATCATACAGGTCTTGAAGATTTCCAATAATTGAATTTTGGTCGAATTTATCCTTATTTCTCACATCACCTAAAACTACATCACCATCTTTATTTCTAATGACTAGTTTTGTATTTGCTGGCTGGCGTGACATTTGTTTATTTCGACCATACAAATTTTCAATCTCGTCTGCTGTGGCATCTTTTATTTTATTATAAAAGTTGCTAAAACCTTGTCTCTGCTTATCAAAAATTGAAGTATTTACATTTTTATCTGCTGTTTGTGGCTGTTTCTCAATAACATCTGGTTCACCTAATGCATCTAATCCTTTAGTTTTGAGCGTACTGTATGCATTTTTAGGAACTGCTGCAATAATTCCACCACCCATTTGTTTATCATTTGGATTATAATAAGGTGGTAAGTTTTTAAATTCGATGCTAAATCTCTTACCTGTAGGCAATACAGAGGTGATACCGCTAACGCTAAAAAGTCTCCAACCGGGTTTTACACCACCCTTACTATCTTCAATACCTTCGGGAGTTACATATGATTTTTCGTGATGATATTCATGTCTATCTCTTTTTCTACCAGTGAGGCCAGCGTAGCTATCACTCGAACCATTTTCTTGCCAAGCACGTAAAACCAAATTACCTTTAGATGTTTTACCTAGCACAAAGGGTTTAATTGTCCTATAACCTTTAAGTGTTGTATTATCACCAGCATAATAGATGTATAAAATCTTATTATTTTCAATTGCATCAATAATATCACCTTCCCCAACACCCTCTTTTAGTAGTTGACGAAAATTTTTGATATTATTGAATAATTGCTTAATTTCATTTAACATTATACAGTACCTGCGTTATATTCGTGATTCGAATTGTATTTATTTTTTGCTAATAGTCCATTTCTTGTCCTAATGTCGGTTGCACTGCCAACAGAACCATTATTTTCACCTTTCCCTTGTTCATCACCAGTTGATAATGCATCAGGATTTGCTGCATCATAAAGTTTGGTAGTTTTATAGTCATTGGTGTTTAATTGTGCTTCCCTAAATGGTGCGCTAATGTCTTCTAATCTGCTCATATTGTGAATTTATTAAATTTTATGTATTATTTTTACTATAAATACTTAGTCATAACTTTTAAATGCAAGTTTTAAGTATTCTATTAATAATGGCACAGTATCTAAAAACTTAATTTCTTCAATACTAAACCACCCGTATGCACTATTTTCATCATTTAATTTTATGTTCATACCATCACCATCGTATTTAGTGACAAACATATGTTCCACGCTATCTTTATGTCTTTGTATTGAATAACGTTTTATAAAATCACCCAAAACTAATCCAGTTTCTTCTTTTACTTCTCTGCGACAGGCATCTTCAATACTTTTGTCTTTTTTCTCAACACCTCCACCAACTAATGCCCATTTACCACTTCCCCATGCATCATTAACAGCTCTTTTTAATAAAAGTACCTTATTGTCACCATTAACAATTATTGCAATTGCATTATCAATTGGCTCCTTTTTTTTTACTTCATTTAATCCGGGTCTTAAACCTGAATTTTCAGTACCCATCATGACATTATTTGTAACGTCTTGTTTGGCATGTTTCTCCATTTCAACTCCGGTACGGTCAGTATTTAACATTCTATTAATGAATGTTAACATTAGTTCTCCACCAGCTAAAATATAATCAGGTGTATTAGGTGGAGTATTCTCTAGGTCGTGTTTAATACGTTTCATTGCCTGATACGTTAGCATGCCATTTCCTAGCATGAATTTGGCCCTTTTAACGCCATTTCCATGTGGATGTGATACAAGAGCCACGTTAATACTTTTTAGTATATCTGGCGGGATTCTATATTGCTTATCAATTAAACTACTGTTTGCCATTATTTTTTTCTAAAAGATTAACGATTTTATTGATATCGGTTTGTGACATTTTATTTATAAGACCAGCAATTTTAATCAGTTTTTTATCCTTAATACCATTATCATCCCCCTTCACCGAAATTTCGTCTTCACTTTTATTAACCATCTTATCTTCAACGACAGGAACTACAGATTCATCAATATTCTTTGCTTTATCTTTTTCGAAATATGGTTCAATTTTTTTCAATATTTCATTAGCCAAATCCATATTAATCTGCATTCCATGTTCAGATTGAGTATCAAATGTTTCTTCGGATTTGACTCTGTAATCAGATTTTAGCTTATTTGGGTTTTGATAGTAATGCTTTAATGTGCTCATGTAGTTATCATACAATAACTTAGCAATGTCCTTTAAAATTGGAGATTCAATGCTTCCGATATTATCTTTACTTTCGTAAAACGGCATGCTCATACCCATCATAGCTAATGTGCTATAACGGTATGGCTGATGTGAAATGCTTGCATTGTAGTCTGTAGTATTATTGGCAGCTGTATCTAAATCAGAACCGCTTGATGGCATATCATCTGCTCCAATCAATTCACCGTTCCCATCAATTATTTCATTTATTTTGCTTAGTTTTAATTTCATACGAAAATCATTTCATATAAATACTATTTAAATGGAATAAAAACCTCTATTTAATCATCATCCTCAACTTCATCAGATTCTGTTGCTTCGCCATCTTCCTCAATTTCAATTTCATCAAGGAATTCATCAAATGCATCAATTGCATTTGGAAGTGCAAGCAAATCATCTAACTCAATATCCGAAACAATTTTATATTTTTTCTTAAATTTGTTCAAATATTTGAGTTGCCTTTCTCTTTTTATTTCAGATTCCTTTTCTAGTTGAACTTCTTCCAATGATTTAATTTCGGTAAGTGATAAATTTATTTCATTCTTTTCCTTTTGAATGGCTTCTTTTCTTTCTAGTTCAAGTTCTCGTTCAGTTTTTGGTATTTCAACATTTTCTCTAATGATTTTCAAGTAAATGCCATTATATAATCCAACGGAAAATACTTTGTCTTTCTTTATTAACACTAAATCACCATCTAGATATTTACTGTCAATTGATTTAATTGGTGGATTACCAGATTTTTTCATTAATTCATTGAGGTGATTTAATGCGTTTTCATAAACATCATAATTTACTTTATTGTTTTCAACCATAGTAAATCCGTTCCACATTGCCCTTGGGTCGTAGCCACTTTTATTCCAAAATTCAACTTCTTTCGGTTCAAGCATCATGGATGCTTCTACGTCATCATCGTCAAAATTAAACAATTGTTGCTTATCGCTAGTAAAATAATTTTTATCTGGAATTAGTGTTTCTGTTTTTATAACATCCTTCTTTTTTGGAGTCTTAATTTTTGACATTAATCCAGTTACTACTTCGGGGTCAAATCCAACCAAAATTGGCTTAATACGCTTATTAAAACCTGTTAAATATTTCTTAACATTATAATGACCATTCATATTTGGATTATCTTTCAAATCTTGTGCTGTCACTATTTTAGATGCATAATGCTCTTCACCAGTTAACTTATTAATTATAAGTTTTGAGTCGCCTTCTGATTGTTTAGTCCCAATATTTACAATATATACAATGGAGTCTAATTCTTGCTCTGCTGGCATAAAATCAGCCACAAGCTTCAATTTGTCATCTATTGTTAGTTTTTCCTCTTCTTTTGTAAATTCTAATTCTGATTTATGTTGCTGAAATAATTCTTCCGCAATATTATTGCGTTTTTCAATTAAAAGCTCCATATACGCTTGTTTTCCCTTTTCCCTACCATTTTTATCCTTACCCCTGTTCTGATACGCTTTAATTGTTGTTTTAATTTTGCTTTTTGTTGCAATTTTCTTATATGGAATTTGCATGTAGAAAATATCATTTACATACTCATAGTAATAATCGATAAATTCCTTACCTTTTCCATGTAAAATCAGTTCAAGACCTTTGTCAAAAAAATCTTGAACATATTCAGGCATTACCTTCGATTTAATGGTGTTTCCGGTTAGTTTAATCTTCTCCTTCATTTCACCACTTTCCTTGTCCTTAACGAGCTGTAATGTGGCATAGTTGATACGTGACAGGTTAAGACACGATACAAATTCACCATCATTATCAACAGTCATAAATGGCGCAATCATTTCTTCTTCATTAAATTTTTCAATTAATGCACCGATACCAACTTTACCATTATATTGCCATGCTTCTTCAATTAGGATTTCTTCATCCAGAATAATGTTTTCCCCATTTTTAACTAATTTAATATTAGTGAATTCAGGAATTTCAAAATTAATACCGTCAGTTACGGCAAGCAATGGAATACAACCATATGGAATAAACCATTTAACTGCTTGTCTCAACCTAAGCCTACCAATACAAGTAATTCTGGATGCACAAACATTGTCCGACCAATTAAACGACCTATCAGAACCTAAAGCTCCAAATAATGAGTTATTTAGGATTTTAATTGGTAATTGTTTAGTTTTAAACATGGCACGATTCTTATCGGTAATCTCGCCATTAATAAAACGATTATAGGTTTCGTGGTCAATTTCCTTAAGAATATAAATTTCTTCTTCATTTAATACATCAGCATTAGCCAATTTTTTATAAATATTACGTGTTGTAGTTAAATAAAGGAGCAGTTTCTTTATAACACCAGTAATATCAAAAAATGGAAAAATATCGTGTGTTAACTGCACCATTGGATAAAGTGATGCATAGTCAATTTTAACCCATCTTTTTGAGAATCCACGTTTATAACACCTAGCCAAACCTCCACTAAATTTTTCCTTAACATCACTATGTGGAATAGCTAAGTCCTGTTCAAAACTCCATGCAGTTAGCAATAAGTTCCAAATAGATGCAGTACCCATAGTACAAATCCTATGAAATGTAGTAGGTACAATTTTAGCCAACATAAATGCTGATTGGTTATATAATTCATCAACCTTCTCAGTTTCCCATAAGTCGTCAAGCAAGTATTGCCTAAGTAGCTTCTTGCCAGTAATAAATGTTGTCATTCCTTTAGGAATAGCTTCTTCTTTAAGCCAATTAACAAAAATTGGGTCAGAGCTTAAATATTGCCTTTTGAATTCATTATATTGTTCATCGGAAATTCTTCCTTTGTTAGCTTGCAATTTATGCATTTTAATTGCAACCTCTTGGTGTTTTTCTGGAATTTGAAGATAGTTGTTTTCGCTATCGCAAACATGCATAGCATTTTCCTGATACATATTCGAAATACCGCCATCATCGCCTAAAATATATGTTCGATTTGATTTTGCAATCTTTTCGAATTTTGCAATATATTTTAGCTTATTTTCTTTAATTTCAGTATTTACAGCAGCCGTTTTCTTAACAGCATGCATGATATCAATAACTGAAATGCCCCACATTTCAGTAGATGTATATTTATCTGAAACATTACCATATTTTACTGAGGTATTTGCTCTTCTTTTAATTACCTCATTATCACTAAGGGTAGTATGAATTGCGGATAGATTCATGCCTAATAATTTTGCTCTGCCAACAATAAAGTCAAAGTCAAACATTTCAGAGTTATAACCTGCGATTATTGCTGGTCTTAAAAATGTAACTAAATTAAACACATTCTGAATTAATTTAATTTCAGAAGCATCATCATTCCATTTATCAACTTCAAGTATTGTTTCAAACCCCCTATTATCTCTAACACCAATAGCAAAAATTCTTTTTATTTGGTATCTTAAACCAGTTGTTTCAATATCAAAGGTAACCCTATGAACATCGCTATAATCATTATACCCTTTATATAGACGACATTTATTCGAAATCATGAACTGTTCAGTCGGACTAACATTGTAAAACATGTCACGGTACATGTATATTGCCTCACCCTTAAAGTCAGTTACAATTTTACCGTTTTCGTCCTTTAATTTTTCATATGGATAAATTCTACCATCCCTAAGAAAGTTTGTAATAGCATTAAATGACTTAGTGCTAGATAATTTATAACAATATCCGTCAACAAGTCTTTTTTGATTGCCAGTTTTCAATTTTACTATTTCAATGCCATATTGCTCCTTCTTATAGTCCATTAACTCAGGATTATGAGCATATAGTTCTAAGCCATGCTTTGAAACATCCTTCATATACATGAAAGGTCTATATGATATTTTTCTGGAACTTGGCTCTTCTCCGGGTTCGTGAATTATGCATTCAGCAAAATTAGTATCACGACTAGTCTCAACATTAACCAGATACTTTATATCACTATTATATCCTTCAAGAAATGATTTAATTTCAGTTAATACTCCAATCTTATCAGTGTTTATATCCATTTACACTATTTTTTTTACAGTTAGTACTTTTGTTTTTTCGTTGAACTTATAAACACTTCCATCATAATAATGACGATTGTTAGCAAGTATTTCTAGGCTATTCGCTGGAACTATTCCTGAAAACCATAAGGCAGTCAATATGTTATTGCTAACTACCTTTAAATGTGTATTTGATTTCGATGCTTTAATTTCAAAGTCCAAAAATACAACATCTTTTGGATTAATCAAGCACATTTCCAAATAATTTTTACATTCATTTTCAATAGATTGCTTATATGACATATCAGATATATCAACACCACTAATAATGAGTGTAATAAGAAAATCCTGTAATGGATTTTTACCTAATGCTTCTTTACTTCCCATGTTTTTCTTCATTAATGATATTGTTGATTTTATCTATAGTGAAAATAAGCTGATTGTTAATATCTTTTAAGAATAACCTCTCGTTAATTCTAAAAATCAAACACTTACATTCATTTCTTAAAAATTCGTCTCTGATTCTATCGTGCTCAATTTGTTTTTTTGAAAAATGGTGCTTTTCATCCCACTCTATACAAATGTTGTATTCTTTAATATAACCATCAACCCAATATCTTGTAAATTTTTTTTCACCACCATTTAATGCATGTTGAATAGGCATTCCCAATTTTTCGGAAATCATGTCTATATATATTATTGAATTTGGATTGTACTTGGGAATGTGTTTTAACCATAGTTCACCATATTTTTCAATTTGTTTCTTGATTGAGCGGGATTTTATGATTTCGTTTTTTGCTGGATTCTTAAATCCATATAATTTTAAATTGGTTTCATGAGTTCTATCCCTAATCTCTTTTGATTGTTGAGAATATTCAAATCCACAGTTTTTTAAACATGTTTCTTTACATTTCTTCTTCATTGCTTCTGATTGAAAACAATTAGTAACTCCAAACTTTTTTAGATTAGTCTTTTCTCTTTTTACTTTAGCGCAAGTAGTTGAACAAGCAAATTCGTTTCCTAGTGATAAATTTCTTAGATATTTTCTATAATTAATCATTTTCTCATTACCACAAATGTCGCATTTAACATGTACCAACTGTCCACTTCCTAATGGCAAATCAATAACATTAACAATAAATGATAAATTTATACCAGTATATTTATATCCCCTGCTAGTATAATATTTAATATTATTTCGAATCCATTTAATCTCAATAGTATTGCTAATTATCATGCCATATTCCCTTCAATATCTAATTTCATTAAACGTCTCAATCTTTTTGATATTGAGTAGTCATTATTTTCACAAAATTTCCTATATTCATCCAATTGCTCATTAGATAATCTTATTGTTAGGGTTTTGATTAATTCTTTCTCTTTTTTCATGTACATATTTGTATTTACATATAAATACAACATTAAATTAAAATGTTTCTATTTATTGTGTTTATTTTTAATTATTTCAATTAAATCCTTTATTATACTTTGATTTATATTTGATTCATATTTTTCACCATCGATAACTTGGGCAATCTCACTCCTTTTTGCTTCAATTAAATTAAATATATATTCATCAATACTATCCTTATAAATAAAAAGATATGCATTAACTGCGTTTTTTTGTCCAATTCTACATAATCTATCTGTAATTTGGTCTAATGCTCCCGGAGTCCAAGGTATTGTTAGTACCCCAATCTTACTAGCAGCGGTTAATGTTAGTCCTTCTTTAGTTGTCCCTTCTGAACCTAAGAATAGTTTAGTTGTTCCATTTATATCCTGAAACTCTTTAACTATTTCTGCACGAATAACGTCATTTTCATCGCCAGTATGTAGTTTAGAAACTTCTGGATATTTACTATGAAGCTCACGAAGGCTATTTTTATAAAAATCTACAGCAACAAATTTTTCGCCACACTCTAAAATAGAATCAATTAATTCCATGCACCCATTGATTTTCAGATGTGATGTATATTCTCTCAATTTACCCATAATTGATAATGGGTTTTTCATTTCAGCATCATTAAATTCGTTGGCTACACCTTCTTCTAAATCATAATAAATATCATATTCTTTAGGTGTCATTTCAAGAATAATTTTCTGATATGTTTTTTCTGGTAAATCTTTTAAAACATCACTTTTTTTCTTCCTATATGTATATGGTGCAATCTTATTAAATAATTCCTCAAACCGACCCATTGTAATATTTTTTTCCCATCCAAAACCGTCCCTATTATAAAACATTCCACAATAATATTCATAAAAATATTTTTGTGATGCAAAATCAGTTGGAGATATTTGATTTAGTACAGTATATAGTTCTGCTGCTTTTGATGGTGCTGGAGTTCCAGACATAAAAATTTTAGATACTTTTTTGTTTTTGAATATATCTTCTTGAAATATTTTCTTAAAATTCTTGTAGCAATTAGAATCTAAATTCTTTAAACGGTGAGATTCATCAGCAATTAGGCAATCAATTTTTCCAATATTTAATGAATCAAATTTTTTTCTTAACTTAAGATGACTTGATGAACTAAAAAATTCATAATTTACAATAATATATTTAGATTCGTCAATGGTATATTTATTTTTTCTGCCTATAATATATGCTTTACTATTCGTAAATTTTTCAACCTCATTAAAATAATTAAATTTTAGCGAATTAGGTGTAATTACAATTACCTTATTAAAATCATTCATTTCAACAAAAGCAATTGAAATTATTGTTTTTCCAGTGCCCATATCTAATGCCAATAAATGTGATTTGGTTTCATTTAATAGCATAGTACCAACTATTTGGTGAGGATATAATGTAATTCCATCTTTTAAATATCTATGAACATCTGACCTAAAATTTTCATAATTATTCTCCAAATCTTCTTTATATTTAAGCCAATTTTCCTTATTTTGGTTTAGTTCCTGAATAAATCGTCTTTTTTCGATTTCATCTACTTCAATTTTCTGAATTTGTGCCTTAAACACATTTCTACCATCGATGCTTCCAAAATCAAAATAAATTTTATTACTATTCCTATATGCCTTAATGATAGCAACTAATGATACTGTGGTTAATTTCCATGCGCCTTCACCTGCTATCCACTTGCGTGTTTCTTCTGGCAAGTCTCTAATACGCCCAATTAATTGCTCATTATAGGGAAATTTAATTTTATAAGACATTCCCTTTGGAACTCTTTCACAATTAACCGTAAATATTGGTGCTTGCATAAAATTATTTTTCATGCAAATTTAAATCAAATAAATGAGCAAAACAACTATACCACAGAAGTTTTTGTAATTGAACCACTAATAATCACATTTATGGTGTCATTAGCTGGTAATTTTAGCTTACCGCAGCCTTCGCAGAGGAAATCTAGGCAGAATTCCGCATAATATCTTCCGGGTTTTGCTGTGTCTCTTAATTTAAACACATGTGTCAATGTATAAAATTCCTCACTAGGATTTTCAGCTCTATTTGGAGAAAATACAATATTAGCTGCAACATTAGCAATTTGGTATATGCCTGTTTCTGCATTTATCATTGAAAATGTAACTGCAACACCTTCAAGCATATCATCTGTAATGCCATATTTTTCCCTTAATTTTGGGGTTAAGGGAAATTTTAGTTCTGGCAATGTACTGTTTTGTCTTATAAAAAAATTCATTTAAATAGTTTCTTATAAATACTAATTAAAATATTATCGCATCAATGTCCATACTGTTCCATCATATACCATTAAAGTATATTTATTGGCAACAATATCATCATTACCGGGGTTTGAACCATCAAAATTTTGAATCGCCTTTGCTCCAATGCCATTCATGTTTAATGTACATGCACCAGTATTGCTTGTTAATGACCTAAATAATATCAACATACCAGCAACTGGTGTTAGTGTTGCATCTGTTGCTGTATACGTATCATTTCCAGCCACACTATTATCCTGTACTATATTAAAACTACCATTAATCTTAACCGATGTTTGGAAAACTGGTGATGTTAAATTAGCCTTAGTTGTGTCACTTGGATGTACATGGTCTTGACGTGAGTAACTAAATGATGTTCCACTTGCTGCAACGCCATTCATCAATGGATTCACTCTACTTGCTTGTCCCAATACAAAAGCTGTTGTTGCAATACGTGTTGTATTGGTATTGACACTTGCAGTTGTTGCAGATGGAGAACCAGTAAATGTTGGTGAAGCAATTGGTGCTTTAAGATTGATTTGTGTTTGAATATTCGAGGTTGCTCCGGTAACGAAATTTAATTCAGTTCCTGTTGTTTTTACTGAAACAGCACCTAATGTAAATGGTGTTGGCATTGTAACAGCACCAGTAAATGTTGGTGAAGCTTTAGGTGCAAAAACATTTGGTGCTGTTGTGCCACTATATGTGCTAAATGCTGTTGTTGTAAGCCTTGTAGTATCACTTGGGTGTATATGGTCTTGACGAGCAAATAAATTTGATGTACCACAACCAGCAGTTCCATCCATAAGGGCATTTGCTGTAGCACCTTGACCAATATACCAAGCACTTGTGATTATACAAGTACTATTATCATTTACTGTTGGTGTAACCGACCTTGCACTAACTAAGAATGTAGGACTAGTAATTGGTGCTTTTAATCCAATTGCTGTTGATGTTGCACCTGTGTAGGTATTTATCTGTGTTTTATTGTAATAATTATTTGGAACTGTTGTGCCAGTATATACATTAATCTGTGTTTTATTGTAATAATTATTTGGAACTGTTGTGCCAGTATATGTGCTGAATATAATTGTATTTAGCTTATTATTTATTGTACTTTGTGTTGCACCAGTGTATGCACTATAAACACTAGTATTTAATTTAGAGTTTAGGGCAGTACTTAATGTTCCACCAGTGGTATTAACATTTAATTGACTTCCTGACCATGATAGTGAATTTCCGGCAATATTAATACCATCAAGACTTATTATACCAGTTCCATAACATATTCCAGTTCCGGCAATTGCTGGGTTTAAATATATACCACTATTATCACTACAAATGCCCGGATTTGCTGCTAATTTTACCGAAACATTGTAATTTCCACCACTTTGTGTCACACAAACACCAGCACCTGCTGCAACACCTGCTTGTGAACTAAATAAAACAAAGTTTAGACTTGTAACGCCAATCACAATTGGATTTGGAGATGTTAATATCCAAGACGTGTTTTCATTTGTTGCACCTGTAATTACAGATACATATGCACCGTTAACCACTTCAAGACCCGGAGCACCATCAAAATCGCTTGAACGTGTCATTCCACTTAAATGCCAATCATAAACACCATTAGTTGAACCAGTAACTTGATTTTTTACGAGTACTCTATATCCATTTAACATTGTTACCCCACCAATCGTTGCTGGTGGAGTTATAAGGTTAATTGGTGCTGTTGTTGCAACCATTACTGCTTCATGTGCTGAAATACCTGCTGCAATACCATCTACATATGCCTTATTTACTAAAGAATTTGAGTTAAATGTTGAAGAATAATCATTAGCATACTCAATACCCCTAGGTAGAATTCTAGAATCAGTAAATGTTGCTTGTGTGTCGCCAAGGGCAAAGCTTAAACTTTCAACACCTAATGTTGTACGACCCTTTAATGTAACTGTACCACCGCTACTGAAAATATTGATATTATTTCCATGTTTATCATGCATATCAATGCCATCATGAGATAAAATATTAATCTTTTTAGCCCTAAGTGTTAAATCATATGAATCACCAGATACTATGGTATTATTGCTTAATGTACCACCTAAACCAATTAATCTATTTGAAACAGTTAGCCCGTTTGATACACCAGTAACTGCACCATTTAAAATAGGACTTGAAGCACCTGTATATGAGTTAAATAGTGATGTTTTAGTTAATAAAGGATTACTAGTACCACCAGAATTAATAATATAAGTATTGAGGTTTATTCCATTAATTAAAGGATTGTTTAGTGTAGTGCCAGACGGTAATGAAACAGTTCCAGTAAATGTTGGACTCTCAAGGAAAGCAAATGTTTTTCTTGCATTTCCTGATGTTATTGTACCGTACCATTTATCATTCAAGAACTCCATAGCACCTGCTTGTGGTGTAGCGAGCACTGGACTGCTTGTGAATTTAAGAGAAGCATTTGCTGTGCTTCCGCTTCCTAAATGTAAAATTGCTGATGGTGTTACACCAATACCAATTCCCTTATTTGATATTCTTAATTTTTCAACAGTATTTAATCCTTCTGCAACACTAATGACAATATTTCCTAATCTTGTGCTACCACTAACAATTTTAATTGACTCGATTTTAGCTAATGTCTGCGCTGTTGTACCAATATGGTCACTAAATGTAATGTGACCAATGGTATCACCACTTATAGTATTTAGTGGTGTATCTAATGTGCCTCTAGTTTTAATAATATTAATACCAGCACCAATTCTATCATTTGAGGATAGTCTAAGCTTTAAATCGATTGCATCCGAATCTTCTGAATCAATTTCAACAAGACTCTCTGTATAACCAGCAATTGGATATATGGTCGTCTTATTGGTGATTTGAAGAGCATTTTTACCAGTAATATTACCACCACCAATATTTACTCTACCTAAACTATCAATAAAAAAACTAGGCTTGAAATCAAATGGAGAAGTTAACACAGAAAATCTTTTATCTCCACCCCTTGCAAAACTTTTTGCAGTTGGAGCAATATTGGGGCTTGTAGATGTTCTAAATCTTACCCAATATAAATTATAGCTATCCTCTAGAACATCTGGTAAATACGATTTTACCCATTGGGTTAGTGATAATAAGTCCCACGATAAACTACCAGACTTGGTTAAATTAAATGTGCTGTCTTGAAATACATTATCAATTGGCTCAACAGATATCCAAGACACGCCATTCCAATATTCAGCAATTAAAACAATTCCATTGCCCGGAGTTTTTAAATTCACAAAAATAGCATCTATTTGTGTTGGTGCACCAAAATATATTGCACTTGTAGTGCTACCAGATTTAAAAATTTCTATCGTAACACCTACTGTACTAGAGTTTGCCTCAGCAGTGATATCATCATATATAATAGTACCAGCAGTATAATCATCAGTTCTTAATACTTCATTAAATTTATTTGGAGTTATTACGAATGTACCATTCGGTAATTGAGAATATCCAGCAAATGTCCAAGCATTACCAGTAGTATGACCTGTTATATTACTAAATTTAAGTGTTACTCCATATGCCAAATTAACATATGTCAATGTACATGCACTACTGCTTGACCAAGCACCATAATTGTCACCATTATCAACAGATTTTTTCCAAATGAACGTATCTGTAGCACCAGTATTACTATCTATTTGAACAAGATATACTGTATTATAAGTCCTATCATAACTGCCACCAATTTCAATATCATTTAATCCAGTACCAGTTGTTTGAGCAGCATGATAATTCATTAATTTGGGTCTACCATTAATACCAATACGACCAGACTCTGAAATTACAATCGGAAACGTTTCTTCTTCAACATTACTGAGATACCAGAACTTGCCATTTTCTTCTCTATATGTCTTTGCAAGCCATTTTGGTGTGCCATTTTCTGACCAAACAATATTTTTATCTGCTCCAGCTACACCATCAATAATAATTGAATTTGATTGAACATTTAATCCAATTGCACCACCACTAATATCACTTCCGTATACATGTAAAAGACCTTTTGGTGTAGCAGTACCAATTCCAGTAAAACCACTTACTGTGTCAATATTCACGACATGTGATGTACCATTTGCTTTATGAATTTGAATGGCTGTGGTACTATCCGTAACTGGCTTAATTTTGTTTGTGATTAAACCACCGCTAAAAGTACTTTCTAGTGCCGTAGCTGCATTAATTGCCGTAACCTGAGCCAATCCTGTTATACCCGTATATGAATTGATTTGAGACTTATTATAATACGTATTTGGTGCAGTTGTACCAGTAAATGTATTAAATGTCGATGAATTAACCTTAGTCCCAATTAATGTATTTGTTTTGCCAGTATATGAGTTGATTTGTGTTTTGTTATAGTAAACACTTGGCAATGTTGTGCCAGTAAATGAATTAAATGAAGTGATATTTAACTTAGTACCAATTAATGTATCTGTGTCACCAGTATATGTATTAAATAGACTTGTGTTTAATTTAAGCGCAACATCTGATAAATATGCAATAGTACCACTAGCATTTTGAACAGTTAAGTTTCTTACTACACCGCTTAATATATTTGAAGTGATAAATTTAACACCACTGGTATTATCATCACCATCAAAAATCTGAAAATTATTTGAGTTGAAGAAAGATGGAATGTCACCCAAACGTGACCACGAAACCCCATTAGAACGATATAGACCAGCTTCTTTTCTGCTGGTCATGTAAGTTCCAGAACTTGTCCTCACGACAAATATTTTATTTGAATTTACCGCTGCTGAGGGTAAATCTGCATACAAATTAACTTCTGTGTATGTCGAACCACTGACTGATGTACTACCACTTCCGGTGAAGTCGGCAGTAAGAAGCAATGGATTTCCTGTTAATAAATCTAGGGTGAATATTGCCATTTTCTATTGTTTATTTTAAATTTTATGTATAACTATAACCTGTTCTATTATTCCAAACAAACTTATTTGTTTGCTCACCATTTGGATATCCAATGCTCCAAACACTTCCGATTTTCCATATTCTTTTGATGCTCCAATTCGAAGCACCATATGCCTTACTATTAGTAGATGTGCCAATATAAAATTCTGTTGATGAAAGTTCATCAATAACCATATTTGGTGTTACAACAATATTGCTGATTGGATTTTCTATTAAATTGCCCATATTAAAATCTTTTTTATATAAATACTTAAGTTTTTTCATTTATTTTTTGGTATATTCTCAAAGATTTAACAATCATTGCTGAAATACAATTCTTATTAAAACCATCCTGAGTTCCATTTCCAATAATGACCTTCTGTTCTTCAAACATTCCATCTAAAACCTTAGTGTTTGTTACATGTAGCACCATATAACCATTATAGAAGATTTTAATGAAATCTTTTTCCCACCACAAAGTATATTCAACAAATTTTTCTGTTGTTTCAACAGGCAACCAATGATTTGTGCCACCAAATGATTGTTGCTCATTACCATAAGTATAGTGAATGTTAGATTGCAGTTTTTTGTTCTTATGATTATCTAATGTTTCATCAGAATATGCCTCAAGTAAGTCAATTTCGGGGGGCCAGCTAAGCTTCCCAGAAAACCATAAAGCAGGCCATAAATATGTTCCTTTTGGCAATTTAGCGTTGAATTTAAAGATGCCATATTTCCAACTATCTTTACTTCGTATCATTCCAATTGCATTTGGTCTATCATACCCTTCTTTAAGGATTGCATTGAATTCAATTCCATCTGGCACTAATTTAACTTGCTCATCATCATACCATTGTAGCATATTATTGGGGTGGTATGGTGGTAATCCCCATTCAGATGTCTTATCCCAAGCGTTCATAGTACTGAATGTATCACCAAATTGTAATTTATAGTCGTTTGGAACTACAAAACTTCCAAATGAGCTTTTCTTAAACCAGTACCTAAATGCATTTAAAATACTTAAATATGTTCTGCTCAAAGTATCTTTTATTGTGCGTCTTGCTTTCATGATATATATTTCATATAAATACAAAAAAAATCCCCAATAAATTATCGGGGATTAAAAAAAATAAACATTAAACACAAAAAGATAATTATTTTTGCTTGTTAACGGCATTAACTATATCGTTTATGTCAAAAACATTTACAGTATCATAAGGAAATTGCTGTACTTGACCTGAGATATCAAATTGGTCAATATAGCTAATTTTATTGAAATCATTAATAATCTTTGCATTTGCTAGAACATTAATATTTTCTTCATAACCAAACACTTCCGGTTTATTTGCAATCCAACAAACAACAGATTGTAGGTCTAATGCTGTTGCCACATGTTGTGCAAAACTATCAATAAATATTCTTTTTTCCGATAGTGGAAATACGGCATATAATTCCCTAAAGGGCAGACTTAATGTTTCAACGCCTTGAAGTATTGGTTGGTCTTCTCTTCGAATATGTAATATCCTATATTTTTGAGAATAATAATTCACCAATTGTTGTGCAGTTTTAATCGGCATGTCTCTTGCCCATGATTTCTTTGAATATTGGCCTAAACCACCACCATGCGTTTGCAGTAACATGATTGGTCTTCCATCTGGTTTAATTTTATCCCAAGCAATTTCAATTTCACGTGGATTTAGATATATTTTTGGCTTAGCACCATCAAAAGGAATCCCATACATATCGCACCATGATTGAACTAAATGTTTCCTCTGCATAATATGGTCTTCACTAAAATAAACCTCTTGCCTAAATATTTTAGTATCTTCTTTCATATAATCATCGAAGAAATATTGTGCTTGACCATGTGTATAGAATCTATAAACATCTGAATTATAGAAAAATGGGCCATCCCATGAAGTTATGACAACTATTTTATAATCTGGATATGCTTTTTTTATTGCTCTAATAAATGCAGTAGCTGCCACACATTTACCATGCCCACCCTCTATATGTACAATCGCAAACTTATCGTTTGAAGAAATTATGTTTGAATTTTCACTCATATTATAATTTTTTATAGTTTTTTATAAATACTGTGAAAATATAAAAAGTTCGATTAAATTTTAACTATTTTAACATTAGAGCCGAGTTCGGGTTTTAATGCTTTATATATATTACCCTCTACGTCTCTACGCATTGGTACAATTGTATTTAGAGTGATAACTAAATCAATTTTTTTGCCTAGAGTAATGCCAATTAATGAATAATTTTCATAACCTGTTTTTGTGACAATTAAATCAAAAGTATTAAAGATATTTTCAGAAATTAGCGTTACTGGATTATTAATTGGGTCGAAGTGATATTCTTTATAAATAATGGTCTGTTGGGTAATAGTACCGTTTGGTGCAGTACTTATCGAGAATAATTCTACTCCATTTTGATTTATTGCTTTAACAGTTGCACCGTTTATGTTTACTGCACTTCTATCAGTTACTTTAACATCTAAAGAATATTTTTCTTTTAACGACCAACCAGAAACACCAGAATTATTATGCTGAACTAATTTACTTGCTTTGGGAGTTCCAGTACCTTTAGTTACTATTCTTGCCCTCATCCAATATCCACTAACTCCATCAATGGTGGTTATTGCGATGTTGGATGGAGCAGCTGTAGAAAATTTACCAGTTTTCGACAAATTATTAGTTCCGTCCCAAACATATGTAGGATTTGTTGAAATCCAAGTACCACTTCTATAATACTCCCAAGCATAAACATAATCATTTACTTGATTGGTGATTGTGCAATCTATACTAAAACTATTAACATATAATACAGCAGTAGCACAAAATAAATAATAATCTCCTACATCACCATCTAATGGAACATCATCCGCAATTGCGCTTGATGCTTGTGTTGTATAATCAGTATATGTAGCTGCCGATGTATCATAAAATTTAACAGCAAGAAAATTACTATAACTGTTCGTTGCTATGTAACAAGGCACTATCGCATTAGATAATAAAGGCAGCGTTATTGAAGGATTTATGAGAATCCATTCTACTGAAGTTTGACTGCTATTTTGATAAATAAAAAATACAATACCCGTAGCTTGAATGAATTGATATGCAAAATCTGTAATTATGAGTCCTGTAAAATAAACATAAAATAGTTGAAAACCAACACAAATGTATGTTGTTGTATTAAATCCGCCAATTACACCACTGCAAATAAGTAACGAACCAACTATTCTCGTATTACTCATTACAGCACCAACAGGAGGCGTTGAGATTGACTGTTCTACAACATTATCAATCCATTCACCAAGTATATTTAAATAACCAGCAAAAACGAGAGAGTCTCCCCAATATTTACCCGGTTTAAAAACAGAACCATATGTTCGGGTATTTAAACCCGATACTAAAACACCACTATTAGAACCACCGTATACGATATATGTTGAACCCGCATACCCCCTAGTTCCCGCTTTAATACCGCTAGTGACATATTCTAAGCTACTAGCACCATTTCCTTGGCTAGTCGGCCCATCACCACCAATTTCAATTACTTCATTTTTCGTTAAACACCTTCCTGTAAAAAGAAATCCGATTTTCGTAAAATCAAAAGAATTATCATTTCTTTTTCCAACTGTAACATAAGGTATATTAGCAATACACCAATTATAAAGGTCTGTGAATGTTGCTGGCACTAAATCAGTACCCCCATTAATAGTTACAGTGCCATTACTAAATGTTACCCTATTTGTAGAATTTGCGCCACCTTCTGTAATTGTGGTTAATGCGGAAATCCTACATCTTGTCCACATTCTATTTATACCATTTACTGTTACAGTATATTTTTTCCATTGAATCGGAAATTTGACTCTATTAGTTCCTAGTACAGTAAATCCTAATGTGTCATCAAGCAAACATTCTAAATCAACCCAGCCAATACCTCTTTTATAATACTCCCATTTTAAAACAATTCCAGTGCCAGCCATTGCAGTACCTACATTGAAAACGTAATCTGAATGAACAGCACCATTTGCACCATTAGCAAAATAAATAGCATCATTAACAACGGCAGTATCAGTAAATAAATCAAATGCAGCATTAGCAGCTAAATTAGCTGAAAATACTGTCCCACCAGCACTAGCAGTATATAGTTCAGTAACAAAACTTAAATAAGTATTATATGTGCCAGTTATTGCCATTTTATTTTAGTTTTTCATTAATCGCTAAAAGCTGTTGTTCATCTAAATATTTACATACTTGAATATCCGATATTTTTATGAAAATAAGTGTTTTTAGTTCTTCATCAACTTCCAAAGCCTTATCTTTTAATCTATCAATTGTAACGTCATATTCAGCAAGTCTTGTAATACAGCCCTCTTTTTCTTCTAATAAAAAGCTCAGGTTTATTTCCTTGTCTATAGTAGTTCTTTCAATTACTATGTTAGAGTCATTAGTTTTAATTATCTCGATATCCATATTTTTATGTAATTGTTTTGGTTATTGTCGTTATTGTATCTCCACTATATGTCATAACTGTAGTTAATGTTTTAAGTGTTATTTCATCAGTAAGTACAATTAATGTTGGATTGCCTAAAACATAGGTAATGTTTTTTGTAAATAATTTTAATAATTTTCCTGAATTACTCCAATAATTAACTTGTGTGGTATATCCACTTGCATCAACAAATTCCTGATAGTTTTCGTATCCAATCTTCCATGCATTTAATAACTCAAATTCGGTAGTACCACCAGAGGCCATTTTGTCTACATATCCCTTGTCTGTGAGTGAACGATTCGTATATGTTCCACTAGCATCAATAGCATATTTAATGCTTCCAACACTGCTAATGGTAGTATCACCAGATAATTCTATTTCTGTACCATCCTTTTGAGCAAAGCCATTACTTGATAAATTAAGCTTGGTTTCAAATTTATGCATCAATGCTAAGTTATTAATCTTTCGTTATTTTATAATGAATAGGATGGCGCAGAAGTAAAACCAACTACACTCCAAAATATCCCATTATATAAAAATGTAATTGAGCCATAATCAGTATTTATCGTTGCACTATTCCAATCTAAAATCAATTTACCGTTGCCATTTACATTAATGTGGGTATTTACTGTTGTCCCGGCAAGTCCATCTTTATCGAATATTATTAGCTCATGACCGCCAGCAGGTACTGCTGGAAGGAAAATTGTGCATCCACTTGGACTGCTTCTACCACCAATTGCATTATCTGTAGATAGCGCAAAATATGTACTTCCAGTTACATTCGAAATGTTTTTATTATTACTTCTTGTATCAACATATTCTTTATCGACAAGTGATTGTGGTAAAAAATTATCCCCATAAGCCTCTGAATATTGAATACCAACCTTATATGGGTCAGTAATTATTGTTGTACCGCTTCCGATTAGTGTACCACCAAGACTAACATTTTCACCAATTTTGGTTAAACCATTGGTCGCACCCGTTACTGTCCCGCTTGTTGGATTAGCATTAAGATAAATAAAATCGTCATCATGTGTTATTACTAATGTATCAGTATTAAGCGACTCAATTGTTCTTAATTTAAGCTCATTATTTAACTTATATGCATATATTGGCCCATTATTGGTATATGTATCACCGCTAGTAAGGTTTCCCACTACTTCAAGAGTTAAATTACCACCATTATTATAATAAGTACTTTCAATCCAAATTGATTCATCGTATGGTGTGCCACTATAGGTTATCCCGGTAATTGGTAGTCCAACACTGGTTTGTGCATTACCATTAACTAAAATCCACCCAATTTGATTGGTACTGCCAGTAAATGTATTCCAAACCCACGATTTTGCTGGTAATGTATTTCTAACATATGCTCGTCTAGGTAATTCGCCAATTGGTATACCAATTCTAATAACACCAGCATCATCCCTATAATAATTATTATATAATGATTCATATACTCCATCATTTGTTGAACCAAATGCATTGATAGTAAGCTTTTGGATTGCTATTGTTCCAATGAATTCTCCAAGATTTTCAGCATCAACAATTACTTCATCTAAAAACGTTTGAGTTGCACCAGTGTAATTGTTGAAGTCAGATATGCTAACACCATCAGCACCATTCAATTTACCATTATATTGTAATACAATTCCGGTGTTATTCCCAATTCCAGCCAATATTGGCTTAACCATCTTTCCTAATGTGCTTGTTGGAATATTAGAAATCTTACCACTAACATCGCTAACATAATAAAGTGTTCCCCCGCTTATTGTATTGCCACTTGAATCGGTTATTCCAGATGTACTAATATAACCACTAAATGTTAATATAAAGTTATTCACATCAACCACTTTACTCACAATACCAAGTGGTTCATACGTGGCAGCATTAGTGGCAGTTGACTTAATGAAAACTGTGGTATTATGCGCAAGTATATTACCATGTGTAAATGTATGCCCCGACTGATAAAACGATTTTGAAATTTGTTCTCCTGTGGTTGTGTTAAATATTTTAACCCAATTATTATTATTGCCCAATGCAATTACCTTCTGGCTATCAGTTGAACCTGTCCAGACATCATAGTTAACGTTTAGTTGATAAGCATTATTATCCTCAGCAACATATACAACCATTCCTAATCTTCTTTGTCCTGATGAAATTCCATCATGATATAGTTCACCAATTGGAACAATCGGACTAATTGGTATTGCATTTCTTTGTGCAATTGTTTTAACTTCCATATATCCACCAACGCCCAAAACAGAATGATGTGTTCCATATGTATCACCAGATGAACCTCTTACTATTGATGAAGGAATTAATGTACCTGTAAAATATTGACTTGCCATGTTGTTTTATTTTATATTTATGCAACAATAATGTTGTATGTTCCTGTTATTTTATTGTCTGACCTAGCAACATAGAATTCTGTTGAGTATCCATTAGTATTAACATATGTAACAGTAAATAATGTACCTGAGCTTAGGTTTCCCCATGCATTATTTGGTAAACCGTTTACTGTAAATGCTGGTATCCCAAATGTTTTAGGGTATGCATAGTAAAAATATTCATTATTTAATACTTGTGAAATATTTAATGTTTTGGTTGTTGATAATGCGCCACCACTTGCTGTCATTACTGCGCCAACTGTTCCAGATGTTAAAATTGTTGAATTGTTGAAATAGAATTTTTTATTTCTCCACACTATTGTTGCATTTGTTTGGGTGGTTTCACCAGTACTTGTTGATGCAGAGACCATATATGTTGCTATTGTTGTTGTAACTGCACTAGTTGCAGGTGTTTGGCATGTAGAAATCGTATATGATGCACTTCCGCTTTGTGAGTTGCCATCAATAATCGGTACAACACAATTATATGTTCCTAAAGCATTACTGCTTATTGATATTGAGGTAAGTGGCATTGTATTTCTAGTAACACTCCAACTTAAATTACCAACGCCAGCATCACCAAACTGCCTATCATTGCCACCACTAAAAACACTTAAGCTTGATGATGGAACAACTGATGGAAAGAAATATCCTTCAATAAATTCATTTATTGTCGCTCCGCCCACATTAATACTCGGTATTCCAACTCTTGTTGTAACCCTATTTGAATTAAATGCTGATGTTCCACTTGCGCTTGAAGGTCTAAGTATCATTTGAGTGCCAACTAGTGTTAAAACATCATTTTCTGTGCCACCAGAAACGATTATCGGCACATATACGCCCATTCCATTATTAATGGATAATCCTGTTGGACTTGCTATGAAAGTGTCTCCTGAAAGAGTTAATTGAGCATCAGGCTCTTGTCTGAACTGAATGTCTGATAAATTAGGTCTTGCTTTGAATGAACTCATGTCTCATTGTTTTTATTTATAGTAATTATTGTCTTAATATATAAATACAATAGAAAACATTTAATGTCAACAACATGAAATAAAAAACCTCATAAGTTTTCGCTTATGAGGTAAATTAAATGATATATAATAGCGGATTTACTATTCGAAATTAAAATTTGAAGTATTTATGTTAAAACATTATGAATCCTAACTATAGTGAAGCTGAATATAACATGGCAAAATATTATGATTTATTACCGTGTTATTGTTATAATTGTAATAACATATTTTATGCGAAAAAAAGTAATATTACCCAAGAAATAAAAGAAAAAAGAGGAAGAGTAAAATTTTGCTCAACATCATGTTGTTCAAAATCACAATCAATTGATGTTTTAGTATTGTGTAAAAATTGTGGTACTAAATTTAGAAAAAGTCCATCTAGGATTTCAAAAAATCAATTTTGTTGCCAATCTTGTTCTGCAACATATAACAATAAACACAAAACAACCGGGAATAGAAGGTCTAAACTTGAAGCTTGGTTAGAAACAAAACTCATTGAATTATACCCGGATTTAGAGATTCGTTTTAATCAGAAAGATACAATTAATTCAGAATTGGATATTTACATACCATCACTTAAACTTGCATTTGAGCTTAATGGAATTTTTCATTATGAGCCAATATATGGGCAAGATAAGCTAAATCAAATTCAGAATAATGATAATCGTAAGTTTCAGGCATGTATAGAACATGAAATTGATTTTTGTATTATTGACACATCTACTCAAAATTATTTTAAAGAATTAAGTTCAAAAAAATTTCTAGATATAATTACAACAATAATACATAATAAAATTAATTTGCTAAATATTTAGTTAATCTTTCGATTATGCAGTAGTTACCACGTGCAGGTAATTTAGCTTCAACTACTTAGCGGGAGGAGGATTCAAACCTCCGTCATTCTGGTTATGAGCCAGAGCTGGAATCACTCCAGACCACCCCGCAGACTATAAATACGTAATTTTTTATAAAAGGTTACAATTTTCTATAAAAAAATTAAATTTATTTTATAACGTTCTGTTTGCGAGCTATTTTCTCTAGCATAGTTTTCATATCATCATCAGTGCTTTCGAGTTCATCTGCATCAAGTAAAACCACATTATCGATATTTACGATTGGAATTTCCTTTTTCGTTTCAATAACTGCCGGGATTTCTTCAATAGTTGGATTAGTTTCTTCCACTTTCAATGGTTCATCTTCCAATGGAATAAAATTAAGAGTTTTCATTGGTAGTGCAGGTTCTTCAATAATTGGAATAATTTCATGAATTGGTTCTAGTTCTTCAATATACACCTCTTCAATATATGTTCCAACTAAGGAATTTTCAATGCTAGTATCAATTGCGTTATCACCCATATCAATAATTACAAATGGGTCTTTAGGTTCATTTTCTGCAATAAGTTCTTCTAGTGAAGGTATTGGTACGATTACTTGACTTAGCTTGGTATGAAGGCTAATATCCTCTTTTTGAACCTTATTTGATGCTGCCTGATACTTACCACTTAAATCATTTAATAACATATCTCTTTCCAAATCCTCTACCTTAGCATTAAAGTTTTCAATATTTTCTTCGCTTACTTTATGCAAACCTTTACTGTATCTATTGCCATATACTTCGTCATTTAGCTTAATTTCCAATTTATCATTATCGAAAATACTATCCCTAAATACTTGACCATCTTTAGCAAACCTAGCTTTAATGATTTTAACATTAGCTAAGTTAGAGTCTTTCATATCGTTAGGTTTAGCCACCGACATAAAAAAGTGAGCTTTTTGAACACGTTTAATGCTTCCACCCAATTGACTAGCCTCAACTATCTCAGCATCAAAACCGGAATTATGTGTATATATATCATTCGCTAAAAACATTCGAGTATTTTTCACTGAAATATCAACAGTATCAATTATTCCAATTTCTTCAATTGAAACTATTTCATCTAAATCGAGTTCAATAAAATTATTATTCATTTAGGTTATTTTTTATAAATTTAGTGCAATGCAAACAAGAAAATTTTATTTTTTCACATATAAATAATTACCAACAGATAAACCGGAATTAATTGACCTTAATGACCCATCTGATGTAGGAAACTCATGTCTTGCAGAACAAATAATTTCTTTACCTGTTTTGGTTTTTATTTTATATGCTTTTTGTTTTTCAATTGGGAATTTTTCTGTGATTTTATTATAACCAGCGTGTGTTAGGATATAATCACCAACAGAAGTGTCACCTAAATCAATTACACCCCTTCCCAATATATCTACCTTTGTCGTTAGTGCTAAACAGCGATTACTCTGTAAAGCTGTCCAAGCCGGAATGTCGAAGTCAGCAGCTAACGCTAAGAATGATTTAACAATTTGTAGTTCAGATTCGTTTTTATCATCATTTTTTCTAAGCTTATGTGATTCAAGGCAATCTAAGTAGTCTAAGATTAGGATATCGAATTTGAAGCCAAACTTTTTCTCATACCTAATCATCCAATTGCGAATGTCAAGCATGGTTGTATTTTCTTGGCTGAAAACCTTAACAATTAGTCTACCACCCTTAATTTTATTGATTTTCTGATAGACTAAATCAACGACTTCATCATGTTTCTCATCTAGTTTGCTCTGTGGAATTCCAGACCATATTGCATAGTGTTTACGTTTAATTTGGTCGTCAGTGTCCTCAAATACTATTTGTAGCACATTTTTTTCTTCTTCATATGCTTGATTAGCAATTTTGGTTAAAGATGTTGTTTTACCGACACCAGATGGTGTTAATATCATACCAACTTCGCCCTTACCTAATCCTCCACCAGTTAATTCATCGATAACAATAATACCTGTTGGTATTGTTTCACGAAACTCTTTTCTGAGGGCTTTTTCAACACCTTCGATTACTTCGCTACCCATATCTTCCGTATCACCAATACGACTGATTCTAAGCACTTTTTCTTCAATTATTCCAAGAGCATTTTTTTGCCTGATTTCACCAGTACGTGTCTTTTCTAGGATATACTCGCCTAATTTACGGTATTCCTGTTGTTTAATGAAGCCTGTTGTTTCTTTTTGTATTGCATCACCATTGTGAAGTATTATTTTATTCAATACACTTTCATTCCAAAGTCTAATTCTTTCGATAACAGCAAATAAAGATTCCTCTTCAATTATGTTATTTGGAGTCTTAAATTTATGAATTGCAAGTTGGATACTTTTATTTTGAAGGTTGGGTACTTTATCAAATTCTTTACAATATTCCAATATGATGATAAACAGCCTTTTTAGGTTTGGGTCATCAAAATATTCAACAGCTAATTCAGGTATTGTCTTTTCGGCAAATTCTGGCTCAACTAATAATTGCCACATAAGGCTTTGTTGAAATTCCTGACCTAAATATGCTGTAAATGTATTATCAATTTTTTCACTCATAAATAATTTTTAAAAATAAAGCTATCAATGGAAGATTAAAAAATAACCATTGATAACTTTATCATATTACAAACACAAATTTCTTAGTTAAGCCTTTTTAGAATTTCTTCTCTCTTATAGAAAGAAAGCTCACGAACCTCAGCTGGCGTTAGTCCAACCTCATTAATTAAATAATAATCATCCCAAATGTTTTTAATATCATTTGCTTTTATTCGCTCAGATATTTTATAAACAATATCCTCAACCTCGTACACAATATCAATAGACTGTTTTACATTTGGATTAAAACCATCTACATAGAAAGTCCTTTCAACAATTGGATTTTCATTAATATATAATCCAAATTTACACTCGACACCACGAATGGTTCTATTTTCAATTTGAATTGTTAAGGATTGTGGATTGTACTCCATGCCTTGCCTTTGGTATGGCTTATAAGATTTAATCAGCATATGATTATACCCAAGCATATCAATCAAAACATCACCTAAATCAATATTGGTTTCATACTGCTTTCTCGATAAAAGCTTTTGAAAGCCTCTGATTGTGCTTTGGAGCATGTCTTTTATGTTAATTGAATTTCTGGTGATTGGACTATAAGTATCCGCATCAAAAATCTTTTCACATAATAAAACATCGCCTTGTTTTATTGCAAACTTAAATGTGTTGTTGTATTCTTTCTCAATCATGATTTAGTTGTTTAAATTATTTGTTTAACGATACAAAAATAGAGTAAATTTCTTTACATTCAAAGACATTTATGAAATATTTTTTACATTTCTTTTATATGACTCATAAGTGTCTCTCTCCTTTTGAATTACGGTATAAAATGGTTCGACAAAACTAACGAAATTACTGTTGTAAATCGTTAAAAACTCATCTTCCATCATCATAGCGATTAGATTTTTGCTTCCACGATTAACTGGTGAGAGTGGCATATCTAGTTGCTGTAGCTCTTCAATTGCTTCTTCACTAAGCATTGGTTTTTTTAAATTAACCAATGAATAATTCATCCTAAGCCTTGGAACACTATTACATAGAGTTTCAAGTGCTTTTAATGGCTTTTTCTTCAATGAAATACGTTCTTCATTGATTGCATTTGCTTTAATACAAATTTCTCTAACAGTAAGCTTTTCGAATTTAAGCTCAGGAAAATGTTTCAATAATGTATCTTCACCCATTCCCGGAATTGAAGGGATACTATCAGCAGTATCACCACAAATTGTTTTCATGATGATTGCATTTGAATAATTGTAATTAAAATGAAAGAAAAAGTTTTTTGCTGTAATTGGCTGCTCGATATTAGCGAACTTTATTATTATGTTTAAATAAAGTAATTGCAAGAAGTCCCTATCATTAGTGTATAATAGTATATCTTCTTTATCGGAATACTCAATGCAGTATGCTGCAATCAAATCATCACCCTCAACATCATTAGCTTCAATTTGCCTTATGAATAATTCTTCTACATATGATTGAATTCTTTTTCTCTGTTTAAGAATCGATTGGTCTTTTTCTTCTTCTTTCTTTAGTTGGGCCAACGTCATATGAATTCTTTCGTTCCACTTTTTATTCTTACGTTTACTCTTATAGTTTGGGTCAATATTATGTCTATATATGCCCCCATTTTCCCCATCCCAAGCTAGAACAACCTTATTTATTGCATGTTCTTTAATTAGTTTACGAAGTGTTATTAGGAAGGAATATAATGCGCCAATATGCCCAAATTTGGGTGTATGACTATCTTTTGCACCATGATATGAACGTTGCAAAAGATAGTCACTATCAACCAATAATGTTCTTGTTTTCATTAAGCTTTGTCTGTTTCATCTTCGTCATCATTTTCACCAAAATATTCACCATTGGTAATAATGTCTCCATTAGCATTGACGTTTCTGAATTTAGTTTCAATGTCATCGGCCTCAATATCGCTTCCAAAAATGTTCCTAAAATAAAGAATATTTTTCTTTTTATAGGCTTCAATATCGTCAGGGTATATGAATCCGTGCGGTGCTGATATGATTCTTCCTTCCATTGATATACCGCCAAGTGGCCCATCTATGTGATTTTTTGCAATATTAACTTTAACATCTGACCCATAAACCACTTCACGTTTTTTACTGGTTGCAGTTACTTTTTTTACACCATGTGCAACAATACCACCAAAATGATAAATTAGCCTTGCTCCAAAGAAAAATGCTTCACCACCTTTGTGCTTAACGCCACCACCATTCATGTTATCAATCCAAATTTTCTGTACAGCAGCAACAGTGTTTGTGTATTTCTTATTGGATTTTCTAGAACTTGGAATTGTACTGTTTAATAGTGTCATGAATGTTTTTTCATATGCAAATGCATTCCACATATTATTTTGCGCACCATCACTTTCCTGTGCATCAATTGTTTTAATGCAATTAAGTGTTCCAATTGAATCAATTGCAAACAATAAATCAAATGGAAGTTGCCCAGCATCCTGTAAATCAAGGAAATAGTGTAAACATTTACCTAGGTCTTCAATTGCTGCTTCCTTACGGTCTTTATTTTGTTTTTTACCGAAATGTTCCAGTAAAAATTCATTATCTACCATAATGTAATTACCATCCCAATCAAAACCCATTAATTTCAATCTATCGATACCTAAATTATTTTCAGTATCAATTATGATTGGAAATATACCCATTTTTTGCGCTGCAACAATAGCTTCACAAACAAGTGTGGATTTTCCTGTATTACTAAAACCACGTGCTAATGTTACGTATCCTTTAGGGACTCCCGGCATTCCTGTCGCTTTTTCAATACCTTCTGAGCATCTAATCCATACAAGCTCTTTATCTGGAACATTTTTCTCACCAATACTCCCAAGAAAATCGCCTAATACGAATTTTTTCTTTTCTGTTGGTTTCCTAACAGAGTTGTTGGCTGGTACTGCACTTTCTTTCGAATCTTTTTTATCAATTGTCATATTAATTATATTTATTTAAAAAAAAGGGGGAAAATCCCCCCTTTTAGTTATTTTTAGCTCCTACCAATTAGAATGGTAAGTCGTTGTAATCCTCTGTATTATCCGGTGCATCTGGAGTTTCAGTAGATTCTGCTTCCGGTGTTGTTTCCGGTGTTGTTTCGGCTAGTGCCTCTGCACCCATATTAACGGCATTATCCTTGAATGTTCCAACATCTGATTGACGAACATTACTTACTGTAACTGTTGGTGTATATTCACCATCCAATATGTCAGATGCTTGTTCGAATGTATCTTCATCATCGTCTAGATTTGCAGTACGAGTATTTGCCAATGCTTCTAATTCAGGGTTATTTGGAAATACCCAATGTTTGTTATTAGCATCAATATCGTCCCAATATGGGCTATTTCCTTCGGCAATCATAGCTAGATATTCGTATGCTGTAGTATTAGGTGCTTTTCTAGGAAGAAAAACATTTCTCCATGTAATTGGGTCATTTAACCATGCTTGTACCATTATTGGGTCTGCATGAAGTGGTGACGGATTTTTTGCTGTAATTGCAGTAATTTGTTTATAGGTTCTTCCCATAAATTCACTATCAGCAGTTGTAATACTTAAATCGCAGCCCTTTAATGGGTCAGCAAAACTAACTCCGTGTTGTTCAACGAAGTTTTCAAGAATTGGCATGAGTTTGTCAGCAGTGCCTTGATTTTTGAAGTTAAATTTAAACCTCCAAAATTTAACACCATCTTTTTCAACTCCTTTATCGATACCTTTTACAATATAGAATTTTTTTGCTTCCCAAACAGTTGCCTCTTTAAAAATAGCATCATTTGATGTTTTTATAACAAGTTCAGCTTTTGACATTGCATCTTTCTTCTTATATTTAATAGATGCATCCTGTCTTGCGATAATTTTTTTATACTTAGCGCATAATGGACAAGGTTGAAACACCATAATAGGATTACCATTTGGGTCAAGCACTTTATTACCACTAGCATCCAATTTTGGAACTTTTGGGTCATTATGTGCTGGACAATAAATAATGGTATTGTGTTTAATCTTTGCCCCCGGTATGTTTGTTGGCACGACATGAAAAAATGCTTCCTGTAATGGATGACCATTCTTTGGAAGAAGTCTAAATGTTTCTTTATTATTTCGGGGAGTGAAATACTTGGCTAGAATTTCTGCACTTGATTTCTTTTTTGTTTGAGTCTGCTTTTTTTGAAAGTCAGCAAACATGGTTTTTAAACCTTCAACGCTTTCGCCTTGGTTGTTGTTTACATTTGTTGTTTCCATAGTTATTTATTTATTTACAGTTTTAATTATTATTTCAATCGAGATTGACTTTACAAAAGTACTTTTCATTTTACATAAATACAAGAGTTTTTAAAAAAAAACTCAAAATAAATATATTTACACTAGTTTTTTATTAAACCATTTGATACTACAGTAAAGAATAAAGTTTGCTTGGTTTCATAGCTATCGCCATTTTTCATTCTTATTTGTAGTTTATAGTCTTGTGGAATTAACCATGATGTATCTAGGTTAAATTCCAATCCTCTGCTTGTTCTATTTACATCAGTAAATGGAACGATATCAAGTTCATATTTATTACTAATGGTTGTAAATACTCTGTATTGAATCTCCAAAGGTAATGAATTATTTTGATTTGCATAGAACTCTCTTAATAATATTTTTATTTTTTTCGTTATACCTGCTGTAATGTGCTCACGTTCAGATATACCACTAAAAGTAAAATAATAATTACTTGGGTTTATTTCATTTGATAGGTCAAATGTATTGTATTGATTTTCAGAAATTAAATAGAATTGATTAGATATTGTTTTTGATTTACTGTTTACTGTTATATTCCATTCATCCCTAAATATTACTGCATCTGGATATATGCTTGAATCAACATTAACTGTAATTTTAAACACTCCCTTATTTACGTATGTCACTCCACTAGTTGGAATTATTGTATATGCATTATCTTCATGGTCGTATATGGTTACACTATTAACAACTATATTTTGTGCTTCGTTTCCTATATTACTATAAAGAAATAAAGAATTGTCCTTATCTAATAAGAAAAAGTTTCTATCATCAACTATAGAATCATTTATTGTTGTTTCAATATATGGTTCATAATATGTGTTAGTTCTTTTTGCATGAAATGCAACAGCTTTTCTAATATCGGTGCTTAATGCTTCATATTCATTTAAAAATTTAAGTCCTAGTCCATATGTACTTCCACTACTAGCTAGTTTGGCTTGAATATAATCAGTAACATCAACTTCTAAATCTTCATTTCCATTATCAAATCTTTGTATTCCAACAATTGTACTACCACTTGAATAAGAGCCACCAGAAACACTCCAATTAGTATTTGTTTTTCTCTCTATCCAGTTACTTGCATGTGAAGTGGTTTGTGGATATGTTGTATCGCTATATACAAATGTATAGCCAGCACCCTCGTCCCAATCTTCATTAATATTAAAAAGTTCCAAATCAAAACTTGATGCCCTTTCAGTGGTTTCAAAATATGTTTTTCCTCCAATGTATTCCGGTGCATACCTAATGGTGTTTGTCATATGTAGTGTATGCTTAATAATATTATCTGAATTAATTTTTCCACTATTAATTCTTGATTGTAGCTCGCTTAACTCAATATCGAAGATGAACCTACTAATTTGTTTGTCGGGAGTACCATATGAAATCTCCGTAACTGGATTACGTGAATTATTTGATAATACACCACTAATTAGTGTTGAATTCTTTTTAAGATAAGACCTGAAAATTGACATATAATATTTTTATATAAATACACGTAAAATAAAAAAGGCTACTATATGCAGCCTTTAATGATTATGTTTGTGTTGGATTAAAATCTACCCATATTTTGACCACCTGACGATGCCCCAGAAATTGCTTTTTCTCCAAAATATTCATCAATTTCTGGTGATGTTTCGGCTAATCCCATGTTTCTGCGAATTGTACCTAATTCTTTTCTTTCATTATTAATCCCTTCAATATCGTTATCTGGCAGAATTCCATTTACTTTTACTTGGTTCATCCTAAGTGGAGTTGTTGGTTCACCATATTCATTAGTGTTAAATATTGCACCATTCTTTTCACCCCAAACCTCATTTGGATTATCATTTGTTTTATAATATCTAAAACCCATTCTATCCCTTTTCGTTGTAATCGGTGTGATGTACATAGTTTTTTCTTCATCACTAAAATAATCATCAGTCGATTCTTGTTGAGGTTGTTTAATTGGTGCTTCTTCTTGTGGTTCATCACTATTGATTTCAATTTCATCACTATCTGTTTCATCACCCAATTGGTCGCCAATGTTTAATGGCTTAAATCCTAAAAGAATATCAGTTTCTTCATCATCTGGTTCATTATTCATCATTCCACCTATTCCGCTCATATTTGGGTCTTGACCATGTATTGGTGCTGCATCGCTTTGTGCACCACATTCAGCACTTTGCTCAGGGTCTTGGCTTTCATCACCATAATACATAGGGTCTTCGCTAAGGTGGTCATATACAATATCTAATGCAACCATAGGGTCATCTGTATGTTCCATTTCAACCATTAAGCCCTTACGAACTTGTTCACCATTAAAATCTGTGTTATCAACATTATCGGCAATTCCGCCTTGAATTGT